ATCGGCTTGTGGACGCCGATCTCCGTGGGGATCAGCACGCAGAACTGCACGCCGATCCGAGCGCAGATCCACACGCACAGGCTCAGCTTGCTGAGCCGGGGAGAGACTCGGCCGACTCGGAGACCGAAGCCCTCCCCGCAGTCCTCGCACAGCCGTTTCACGGCTCACGCGGGACGGCACCAGGGCCAGGAGGCTGCTGGGCGGTCAAGGCCGATGGGCAGCCCTGTAGGGCTGCGGTACTGACGGCGGAAGGAGCCGACTTCTGCTCGGCTCACTCGGGACTCGGCGTAGCAGCGAACCCCAAGGGGTTCGCCCCGAGCGGAGTTCGCGCGTCAGCCGAGTCGAGGAGACGGCGGGCTGAGCTACGACTCGTACTCGGAACAACCCGTCTATCTTCACCGAGATCAGCGCTGAAAGCGCTGGCAACCGTGAACGCAGAGCGGTTGGCTGGACGCGCGGTGAGCGCCGCACTCGACCCCTCCCTCCCTCCACAGCAAGCTGTGGACGCCGTGCTGAAGGTGATCGACGCCTCCGATCCACGCACCACAGCTACCGCTGTGGTCACGGGCGAGATCGACCCCTCCACAGCCTCACTGCCTGAACTGCTGAGCTTCTGCGAAGCTCAGGGCATCAGCCTGGAACGTAGCAGCGATGGCTCAGTAGAGCCATCGGCGTAGTAGCGGCGGTGGGTCATCAGTCGCCACCGTAGGTGGCGGTGGGTCATCCCCCGCACGGGCGCGTGCGCGTGGTGAGCCTCTGTCCAGTACCGTCTCTCGCCAACGCGCAGAGCCTCTCAGCGCCTTGGACTTGCGCTTTCACAGCTTGTGGATAACGCTGTGTGGGGGCAGGGCTGTCCTTCTCTCCCCGGCCCTGTCCCTGCTGGAGTAGTAGAGTAGTGGAGTGGCTGACCACTTGACGGTCGCGGTCTACGTCCCAGCCGAGGACGCACGTAGCCTCCGCGAGGAGGGGAAAGACCCCGCCGAGTGGGTGCGTGCCCTCGTCAAGCGCGCCTTCGAGAAGCGGAAGGAGACCAAGTGACGGACGAGTTCGATCACCTGCTGGAGGAAGTACCGCCCGAGCGGTACGAACCGCCCCCAGAGGCCGAAGTTCTACCGCCCGAGCAGGAGGACGCTCCGAGCCTCGCGGACGTGCGGGCCACCCTCACCACCGCCTCCGCGCTTCTGCCATCCGGCTACGACCAGGATGAGGGGGACTTCGAGCCGGGAGGACGGTACAAAGGCTTCGAGATCCTGCTCGCCCGCGACTGGCCGAGTGTGCAGGCGCACGCGCATCTCTCCTCGCGCTTCTACGTCCGCCACAACGACACCGTTGGCCTCGTCCCCTGGCCGGGGTCGCAGATCGTGTGGCCGTGGGATCAGGGCTGGGAGCAGGATCTCCACCGAACGGAGGTCGTCTCCTACCTGAAGGAGGACGAGAAGAAGGGGAGGAAGCGATGAAATACAAGCGCCCCTGCCGCTGCGGGCACGTCATGGTCGAGTCGGACGAGCCGATCAGCGAGGAGCCGGTGCTGCCCTGCTGCACGGTTGAGGTCTGCCCCCAGTGTGGGAACGTCGATCACGCCGAGATGCACACCGAGCAGAAGTGAGCCACGAGCGTCTCAGCGACGAGGAACTGACCGACCTGACCGAGGCCATCGGGCAGAAGTTCTACGATCTGGTGCGAGAGAAGGAGCGCCGGGGGCTGGTCGCCCAGCAGCCCTCGGCTGTGGTCGCCTACGAGTTGAAGGTGCTGCGCGCCCGGATCACCGCGCACCACGAACTCAGTACCCTGTCCCAGGAAGCTATTGCCGAGTCGCTCGGGGGGATGTGCCGAATCTGTGAGCGCGCTATCGCTTCTGTGGATCGTCCCAGCGATCCTGCTGGGCTGGCTGCTGCTGAGCCTCCCGGTCGGCCTCCTGATGGGCAGGCTGCTGCGTGAGTGCGATTGTCGAATGCGAGGCTGTCCAGTTCACCGTCTACGGCCAGCCGGTCGCCCAGGGGTCGAAGAAGATCATCGGCCGCAACGTGATCGAGATGGCGGACGCACGCTTACGAGCGTGGCGACAGGACGTAGCTACCACCGCTAAGCAGGCGATGGAGGGCAGGACGCCCTACCGCGAGCCTGTCGATGTGCGGCTGATGTTCTTCCTCCCGCGCCCGCAGGGGCACTTCGGCACGGGCCGCAACATCGAGAAGCTGAAGCCCTCCGCGCCGCTCGCCCCCGCCGTCCACCCCGACCTGGACAAGCTCACCCGCGCGATGCTCGATGCGATGACCGGGATCGTGTTCCTGGACGACAAGCAGGTCGTTGCCATGACGCTCTCGAAGCTGTACGCCGAGGGGCAGTTCAACCCCGGCGTGATGGCGAGCGTGATGCAGCTAGCCCCGTCAGGCTAGGTTCGGCCAGTCCTCGGGGTGCAGCCCCACCCCGTAGACCGAATCGTGCTTCGGCACGTAGAGACCCTGATCCTTGTACGCCTGGACGGGCGTGTAGTACGCGCCCTCCGTGTCTGAGGCGTAACAGGCGATGCAGTTGCCGCCGATCCCCGCGTTCGCGTTCCGCCAGTCGGGAAGCATCCAGGGCATCTTGTTGCGGTAAAGCTCGACGGTCATCTTGATCTCGCCCGTCTTGACCTTGTTCAGCCACTCGTCGTTCATCACGTTCGGGTCGCAGTTGCCGATGAAGCGACGAGCGCCCGCGTTGTAGCCGTTCTCCAACTCGGGGGTGGTCTCACACTGCCCCCAGGCTCCGTCCAGGCCAAGCTCGCTTGACATCTTCACGGCCTCGTCGTAGCCGGTGCCGTGGCCCTCCTGATACCCGGAGGCGACCCGGCAGTCAGCCCAGGTCTCGACCGTGCCGAAGTAGGAGCGCAACTGCGAGAGCACATCCGACGAGTACCAGTAGCGATAGGCGTGGTCGGCGGTGCAGACGGGCACCAGCCAGTGAGGAGCGCCGAAGGTCACGCAGTTCATCGGTGAGTCGGCCAGGAAGATGCGACCGCGCACCGTGGTCAGATCCCCAGCGGGAGGGGGGGTCGGGTTGCCGCCCCCTCCCGTCAGGTGCTTCGACTCCTCCAGCTTGCCCCCGGCCTTGTACCAGGACGTGTTCTTGTAGGCGTAGCCCGGATCGTTCCTGATCCTGGAGAGGTACTGATCCCAGGAGTAGGAGGTCTGCTGCGCGAGATCGACAGCCTGCTGCCCGAGTTCCGCCTCGCTGGTCAGTGAGGCTCCGGGTGCGGCAGGTCGCCGGGGAGGGTGTTATCGACGTGCGGAGGCCCGAGATCCTCGGGCGGAAGCTCGTCGGGAGGCTCGACCGGATCGGGCGGGATCACGTCGATGGGCGGATCGGGCGGCTCCGGGGTGGAGGCGTTGCCCTGTCCATCAACGGCGATGTAGCCCTCGTCCACGTTGCCGTGGTTGTCGAGCACCTGCACGAAGGTCGTCCCGGCGTAGCCCAACGGGTAACTGATGATGCCGCTCCCGTCGTTCTTCGAGTAGCCCGAGTTGGAGACGCCGCCCGTCTCCGTGTTCGTGCAGTGGATGACGATGATCTCTCCGTCCAGCTTGTCGGTGTCCCAGGTGATCGGGACGACCTGACGGTTGACGCTGGTAACTGGCTCTACGGCCATGCTGTCCTTTCTGTCGTCGGATGACGTCCAGATCCTATGCGACTATTCGGCTGACGTGTTCCGCATTCCCACGCCGTCGAAGCTGCTCCACGGCCTGCCCCCACTGCCGCACGTTCCTAGCTGGAGCCTCCCTCGCTACGGCCCCTTCCCCGGCGCGTCCAGCCACGGGATCAACCTGGGTCTGCTCAACCTCGCCCACGCCTTCTCGCCGCAGGGTCTCTACCAGGGTTTCGGCCCTCACGGGGCAGGAGGGGAACTGGCCGCGCCCTTCATCGGCAGCGCTCAGCGGATCCAGCAGGGCAAGCCACCGACGCTCGCGCAGATGGCGCTGATGGCCTCCTTCATCCCCGGCAAGGCGGGCTTCAAGGGGATGGCGAACGAGACCGGCAAGGGGCTGATCGGCCCGTACAGCCAGGCGATCCCCGTTCGCCCTGGGATCAGGCCGCGCCCCGCTGCGCCGCTGACCGCCCAGCAGCTTCTCACCCTGCACGCCATCGCGCAGAAGCACGGTCGCCTGTTCTCGTGAGCAAGTGGTACGAGAAGGCGTACCCCGGAGGCCCGATGGTGCAGGTCAAGGGATTCCCCAGGGCGCTGTATCCACCCGACGCCGCCGCGCACGGGAAGCAGTCCTCCTCTGACGGCCCGGACGTGGAGGCGTACAAGCGGACGGTCTCACGCGCCGGTCGCTGGCCCTGGGGGACTTTCGATGACAGCTTCTCCAATGGTTTCTCCCACGGGAAAGCCGGGGGAAATGTTGGTGAATCAGGGATCGCGGGTGTGCAGCGCCAGGGCGACCTGGACGACACCGGCTGGCTGGGGGAAAAGACCTTCAACCTGCTGCGCTCCATTCGCATCCCCGAGGGGCTGCCGCACGCGGGCGAGCCAGCGATGGACGCCACGGCGGTCAGCCTCGTCAACCAGGCGTTCGACCGCTTCCACGGGAGCGAGCCGCCGCCTTCCGAAAGAGGGTCGGTAAGGGCGGCGGCTCTGCAAAGAGCCATAACCCAACTGGGCATAAAGGAATCCCCGCCCGACTCGAACCAGGTGAAGTATTGCTCCTGGTATGGCATGGTCGGCCCCTGGTGCGCGATGTTCGTCAGTTGGTGCTTCGAGTACGGCGCTGCCGACTGTGGCACCGACAGCCCCAGCTTCCGAAAGGGGGCGTACTACTCGTACTGCCCCTACGTGGTCAGCGACGCCAGAGAGAGGCAGAACGGGCTTTCGACTACGGACGATCCGATCCCCGGCGATCTGGTCGTCTACGACTGGTCGTGGGACACGATCTACGACCACATCGGGATCTTCGAGAAGTGGACGGGCAGCGGTCAGTTCAACGCCATCGAGGGGAACACGAGCTACGGGAACGACTCGAACGGTGGCGAAGTGATGCGCCGCTCACGTTCCAAGAGCGGACAAGGAACCGTGTTCGTCCGGGTCGCGGAGCCTTAGCGAAGCGCGCGGATCAGGAGGACGAGCGCGTAGATGGCGACGACGCCTAGCTCGACCACCAGAATCCAGCCCTGGGTCTCGGTCATGGCTCAGATGTTCCCATCCGTGCCGGTCGGCACACTGAGAACATGGAGGCGGCGCTCGATGGCTGGCAGCTTGCCGCCTGCGTCATCGTGGGCGTGATCGTGCTCGGCGTGCTGCTCGTCCTGCTCATCATGCGCGAGGGCAAGTCGAGGAAAGTGCGGGTTGGCATGTTCGTGGAGCGCGAGTACGAACCGGAGATCCAGGATCCCGAGGACTGGCCCACTCAGCACTAAGGAGGAGAGATGGCGAAGTCGAAGAAGGGCATGGGCTTCAACGCCGCAGCGAAGTCCGCTGCCAAGAGCGCGGGCGTCTCGGAGAAGCGCGGGCGCGCGATCATCGCCGCCGCTGCGCGCAAGGCGTCTCCCGCTGCCAAGCGCAAGAACCCGAACCTGAAGAAGGTGAAGGGCAAGGCCAAGTAGATGCCTGGCAACCAGGTCAAGAACTGGGCGATGTACGAGGATCTGCGGCAGCAGGGCTACTCGAAGCAGTCAGCGGCCAGGATCACGAACGCGACCATGAAGCGTTCAAATGCAGCGAAGAAGGGGCACAAGACGCGGAAGGCGAACGCAGCGAAGAAGCGCTCGTAACGTCCGACCCGACAACCATCCTTATCCACATGCTCTGTCAGGACGACAACCAGATCCTCGCTGGGCCATGCCAGTCCGAAGGTCGCTGGGTCGGCCCTGACGGGAAGGTGCGGTGTTCCCTGCACCAGATCCAGGCGTTCGGACACGCCGAGCCGCTTGTCCGCGTCGAGGGGTACGAGCCACCCAGGACTCCCGACGAAGAACAGACACCCGCGTAGAAAGGAGTCACGGTGGCGAAGTCCAAGACGAAGGACGAGAAGGAGGGGAAGGCCACACAGCCTCCGACCTCCGACGAGAAGAAGGCGTACCTGGAGGAAGTCCAGGCCGCTCAGGAGGAGGCGGCTCAGGCCGACCTCGAACCGCCGAGCGGGGAGATCACCGAGTCGGACTGGGCGCTGATGTGCCAGCGCCGCTCGCAGGGCGATGCCGAGCTTCTGTTCGACATCGTGATCGAGCACGGCGGCGTCACCATCGTCCCCGACCCGGAGGCTCCCGAGGAGCCGTCCGCAGAGGGCAACGGCGGCGAGGAACCCCCGCCCGAGGCGTAGGGAGGAGAGACCATGCCTTGTGCCGCACTCCAGAAGCCGAAGTCGATCAACTCAGGCGTGACGAACAACGCCTGCGGCGGCAAGGCGCTGACTAGCGTGGGAGGGGTGGACGTGACGGCGCAGAACCTCTGCCCCTTCCACTGGCAGTTCGTGAACGGGCAAGCCGCGTTCATCGCACCTATCGTGAAGGAGCCGTAATGCCCCAGTCCGCCATCGACAGACTTCAGAGCAAGGGCTGGAAGTACGACCCGGTGACGGGCGTGCTGACCTCCTTCAACCTGCGTGACCGCTACATGGAGAAGATCAGCGCCAACGCTCGCCGCCTGCGCGGAAACTCGAACGGCAGCTTCCAGAACGCTCTCGCTCTCCAGGGTCGGGTGGACGCCCGCGAGCAACTCATCATCCGTCTCGGCGTCATCCCCATCCCCATCGTCGGCGCACCGGCTTCACTGAGCGCGACGATCCTGGGCGACCCGTCAGACCGCACTCTCGCCACTACCCCGGAGACGGTCACGGTCTCAGGCGGGACGGCACCGCAGGTGTTCACGGCACCGAACCCGCCTGCTGTCGCTGTCGCGTTCACGACCGGGGATGCGAACAACGACCAGTACGTCACCGCTGCGGACTCGAACGACCCGAACGCCAAGGGCCGCGCGGCTGTTCGGATCCTCCCCTAGATGCAGCCGTAGGAGGTATTCGGCCACTGGCCCCTGAGCCAGCGGATCGAGTACCCCTCGCGCCTCCAGGCGTTCTCGGCCACCCACTTCTGCTCGTTCGCAGACCAGCGATTCGCAGTTCCGCGTACACGCAAAAGCGTCGATGCGTATGTACGCATGAACCACCAGCCCATCTGGAGACCTCCGTAGTAGGGGTCGCCGTCGTCCGTCCAGGACGCTTCCTTGCCGTGGATGCACTCCCACATCGCGTTGTGGGGAGGCCGGGGTGAACGTTTGGAAACGGCCGACGATGGAACCAGCAAGGCAGCGACCAGCGCTGCCAGAATGAAGTACCTCACTGAGCTTCTCCCTCCGTGGGGTAGGGCGCAGCGGGTACGGCAAGGCATCTTGACGCGCTAGTCCGGGTGCCGAAGGCGTGCCCGCTGCTGCGTTGTCGATGTAGGGGCGTATCCTAGTGCAGATGTCGGCCACGATTGACGTCGAGGCGATCCGCAACCGTGTGTTCGAGTTGCAGGATGAGTACGAAGCGGCGATCAAGCACCCGGCCGACCTGCTTCGGCACACCCGCGCCATCGACCCGAAAACGGGCGAGGAGTTCTACTTCCACTTCGATGAAGGCTGGGAGTGGCAGCACGAGGAACTGTCGAGCTTCATGGACGGGCAGATCCAGGTCAGGCTGAAAGCTCGCCAGCTTGGAGAGTCGTGGCTCGGGATCGGCTATTGCCTGTGGAAATGCCTGACCATTCCGGGGACGAGATGCCTGTGCGTCTCGATCAACGAGGAGGAGGCGTCGAAGCTGGTCAACCGCGCCTGGGATCTGTGGGAGAACCTGCCGCCCCATCTGCACTTCTCCGCGCAGGTGACGAAGCCGACCAAGCACCGCCCTTCGACCAGGATCGAGTGGACGTTCCCGGACGGATTGGTCTCCACTCTCCTCGCCATGCCTTCCACTCCGAAGGCAGGCCACGGCGAGACTGCTGCGGTCGCATTCCTCGATGAGTTCGCCCGCCACCAATACGCCGACGCTTCCTGGAAGGCGTTTATCCCGACGATTGCCGATGGCGGTCAGCTTCTCGTCGTCTCCACCGCCAACGGATTCGGCAACGAGTTCTACAACCTGTGGATGTCAGCGGAGGATCGCGGAATCGACGCGCGGTTTCTCGGCGCTGACCTGCATCCAGGCCGCGACGACGAGTGGTTCGCGCGGATGCGACTCCGACTGTCCCCCGCTGACATGGCAGAGCAGTACCCACTCAACGCGGCCGAGGCATTCCTGGGCACGGCGGGCTGCTGGTTCTCCACCGACGCGCTCGCCTGGTACGCCGACTGCCTGCGCGAGGTCGAGTACCGCTTCAACTTCATCCCGGACGAGCAGGGGGCGAAGGCCAGCATCGTCAAGCGCACGGACGGCTGGATCGGGGTCTACGACAAGCCCGAGAAGGAGAAGAACTACGCCCTGTACGCAGACGTGGCAACGGGGAAGGGACTGGACTTCACCGCTGCCTACGTCATCGACCTGACCAACATGAACATCGCCGCCGAGCTTCACGGGAAGATCGACCCCGACCTGGCAGCCGAGCAGCTTCACTTCCTCGGGCGCTGGTACAACACCGCGCGGCTGGCGATAGAGATGGGCGGCGGCTACGGGGAGGCTGTGGTCATTCCCCTGCGCGACGGCAAGCGCGGTCGCCGCCCGTACCCGAAGCTGTACCGCCACGTCCAGGACGACCGCCCCGACTACAAGCAGAACATCACCTACGGGTTCCCGGTCACGAGCAAGACCCGCCCGCTCATCATCTCCGCGCTGGAGCGCGCGCTCCGCGAGCACGCACTCCCGCATCTGCCGATGACGGCGATCCTCGAATGCAAGACCTTCGTGCGCGCGGAGACGAACCCCTCCCCGAGAGCGGCGGACGGGACGAACGACGACCGGGTGATGGCGCTCTGCGGGGCGGTCGAGATGTTCCGCCGCTACGGAGAACATCCGCTCGACGTGCGAAGATCACGGAAGCGCGAGAAGCGCCAGTATCAGCCCGATTACGCCTGGTCTTAGGAAGGAGCGAGATGTCCACATACGCAGCGCCCGATGCGGTCGGCATGGGCGGGCCACCGCCAGGTGCGGCTGGGCCTCCCGCTCCCGGTGGCGGATCCCTGGAGGATCTCGCCGCTCTGCTTCAGGGGGGCGGCTCCCCTGGTGGGCCTCCTCCGGGCATGGGTGGCGGCGCTCCCGACCTGAGCGCTCTGCTCGCAGCGGGCGGTGGCCCCGGCGACCTGGGTGGCCCTCCCGATGGTGGGGGCGACCAGCAGGGCACCGACCTGCTGAACGGGATGTCCACCACCGACCACATCAGGGCGGCGATCAAGCACCTGATGATGGCGATGACCGAGAGCACCGACGACACCGAGAGCCACGGCATCGGCAAGGGGATGGCGGGGTTGCAGGCGATCCTCGCCGCGAAGCAGAAGTCGGATGCCTCGGTGACGGCGGCTGGCGGAACCCCGGCTGGTGCCTGACGAGCGCGGATCGACCGCTCTCGCCAGGACGGTAGAGCCTCTCGGCAGTCCAGACTTCCCGGCTGCCGACGAACTCAGCAAGGTACTGGCCGCTGTCGAGAGCGCCGAGAAGTTTCACAACTCCTGGGTCTCGAAGATCGAGAAGCGCTACCGCGCCTACCGGGGGATCGCGGAGACCAAGAACGAGAACGTCCCCGGCTGGCGCTCGAAGCTGACGACGCCCTACCTGCTCCAGATCGCGGAGGGGATGCTGGCGACGATGCAGGATCCGAAACCGACCTGGGAGGTCACGCCGAAGCCGCTTCCCGGTGAGGGGATCGACGCTGTGAACGGGCGGCTGAAGAACTCGAAGGTCGCCAGCGCCGCGCTCCAGTGGGCGATGGATGAGGACGACTTCGCCCTGAAGCAGCGGCCCTTCATGCAGCAAGACCTGATCGTCGGCTGCTCGCTTGCCAAGGTCGTCTGGGCCTACGAGACCCGCGACACGACCCGCCTCGTCCCGATGACCTTCGAGGTCACGGACGACTGGGGCAGCATCATCGACCGCTACCTCGGCTCCGAGGAAGTGGATCGCACCGAGGTCATCCGCGACGGCCCCTCGATGATCGTCCGGGATATGCGCGACTTCTTCTGGCCCGAAGGCTCGAAGGATCTCCAGTCAGCGCCCTGGGTGATCGACCGCTCCTGGGAGACCTGGGAGACGCTGAAGGCGAAGGAGGACTCGGGCCTCTACTCGAACGTGGACTCGCTGAAGGAGGCCCGCAACAACCAGGCCGAGGCCGACTACACCGACCGCGAGCAGATGCTCTGGTCGCAGCAGCGGAACAAGGATCTGATCGAGGTTCTCGAATACTGGGAGAACGGACACGCAATCACGGTCGGTGGCAGGCAGGTCGTCCTCGCCTCCCAGTTCGACCCGCTCCGCATCAAGAGCAAGCCGTTCGTGATGTCCTCCTCGATGCCCGACGCCTTCCAGTTCGTCGGCATGAGCGTGATCGAGTCGCTCGCTCAGATCCAGGAGTACCTGTGGACGCTCCAGAACCAGCGCATCGACGCGCTGCGCCTGCTCACCAACGTCATCACCACGATCCGCTCGGACGTGGACGATCCCGACGCCTTCGAGTTCTACCCCGGCGCTCAGTGGATCGTGGAGGATCCGGGCCAGGTCGGTCAGCTACAGATCGACGCGACCGCCGCGCAGATCACCCTCGAAGCGGAGTCCCTGCTGAAGGGCGACCTCCAGAACATGCTGGGCGGGCTGCCGATGGCCGGGGGCGTATCGAGCGGCAGCATCGACCAAAAGACGGCGACGGGCATGAGCATCATTACGTCGATTGCCCAGAAGCTCATCCAGGCGAGGAAGCAGCACTACTCCTGGGCGTGGGCGAAGGTCGGGCAGATGTTCCTCGGGATGATGGGCCAGATGATCCGCCAGGAGCGGGTCATCCCGCAGATGGGGGCAGATGGCTCCCACTCGATGATGGTCATGCACCCGCTCGACCTCCAGGGCGAGTTCGACGTCAACATCGACGTCTCCGACGAGAGCGTCGTCAAGCAGGAGCGGATCCAGGAGGCGATGGCCTTCGTCAACATGATCGCCCCCATCGCGCCGATGGCGAACATCAACATGCAGGCGGTCGTCCAGCGCGTGCTCGAAGCCCAGGGCGTCACGGACTCGGCCAAGTATTTCAACCCGCCGGGGCAGGGGCCACCGCCGCAGGGAATGATGGCCCCGCCGAACGGAGGCCCGCCAGGAGGCCCGCCCGCCACGCCGCAACTGAACCCTCCCGGCGCAGGTTCGCAGGGGATGACGAACGTGCCCGCAGCCGTCGCTATGGGCGGCAACAATGGGCTGAACATGTCGCCCGACCAGTTCGCCTCATCGCAGGTGCAGGCCGCGCAGCAGCTTGGCGGTTAGCACCCAGACTCAGGCGGAACTCAACCGCCGCGCCGACCTTCTCTCCTCGCTCCTCCGCAACCCCGGCTGGCAGTACATGGAGCAGGAGATCGACCGCAAGGTCGAGCGGCTGAAGCGCACCGCCACGAACATCGCTCTCCAGCCGACCGGGGCAGACCAGAGCAAGCTGGACACGATCCGTGGGACAATCGCAGCGCTCCACTGGATGAAGGGCGTGCCCCGGCACGCAGAAGCCACCCTCCAGCGCTTCCTTGCCGAGCAGGGGATCGAGGAGGAGCTAATCGAAGGAGACGACGATGGCCGCTGAAGAAGGATCCGAGAGAGAACTGGAGGAGTTCCTGGCCGGGACGGGAGTGCTGAGCGCGGGCACCGAGCCGCCGCCTGTACCGACCGGAGACGAGGAGGTCGTCCATGACGAGCGCCCAGGAGTGGAGCCGCCCGTCGAGGACGAGACCCCGACCCCGCCGCCTTCCCCTTCACCCGACTCCGTGCAGGAAACGCCAGGCGAGGAGAAGCCCGAGGAGGAGGAGCAGGAACAGGGCGAGCCTCATGTCGTCTGGGCGACGAAGAAGTACGGCACGGATCCGACTCGGTGGGCGAAGGCTGCCTACGACCAGGAGCGGTTCATCTCACAGCTTGCTGCGGACAAGAAGCAGGCCGAGGAGACTGCTGCCCAGGCTATCGAGTACGCCCGACAGGTCGAGTCCAGCACTAGCTCGCACACCGGGATGCCGATGTCCTCGGCCGAGGAGCAGTGGGTCGAGGAGGCGATGTCGAACCCGACCGGCTACGCATATCAGGCCGCTCGCAACGGGAATGTGCAGCTTTTCCACGCTGTCATCGGCAGGCTCGCGGAGGAGAATCCTGGCATGGCCGCGAACGTCAGCGCCCAGGTGCAGATGCAGATTCAGCAGGAGATCAACGAGGCGAAGGCCCAGCGCGCAGCCGCACAGAACGGCGCGCAGGGTGTGGACTTCAACACCGAGATGGGAATGTCCTTCCAGCGCCTCGGGATCGACGTCTCCAGATACGGCCAGCCGATGTGGGAGAAGATCGAGGAGCTAGGCGAGTACCACCCTTACGCGCTGGCGATCCTCGGCGGCGACCCGATCCAGCGCGACCTCGCGCTCTCGGCCGTCTACGACCTGGTACGCGCTGGACAGACCACCACGCGACGAGTGGCGGACACGGAGCGCGAGGAACAGATCCGCAGAGAGGGGGAGTTGCGCCGTAACGCCGCTGGCGTCGTGACGGGGGCACCGCACACTCCACCCGCGAAGCAGAGTCCGTTCTTCGACGCGATGGAGGAGGAGTGGCGGCGGCGCGGCCAGTGGCACGACGAGGGAGAGTGAGGTAGGCTCAGCCGCAGCTTCCACTTCCCAGGCACCGCCCACGGGCGACCCTCACGGGACGAAGCTCACATAGGAACCGCAGCGTCGGTACTCCAAGTCGGTAGTCCCCCATACGACAGGAGTGAGTCATGGCCGAAGTTGCAGTCGGGAACTATGTCGATACGCAAGAGATCGTCTCGGACGAGAAGGTCATCGACATGGATCCGAAGATGCGTCTGCTCGATCCCGACCAGACGCAGTTCACGACGATGACCTCGCGGATGGGATCCCGCGCGGCCACTCGTGAGAAGGTGAACTGGCTGGAGGAGCAGTACGTCCTCGACGTCTACACCGCATCGGCGTACACGTCGGGCGCTACCTCCGTCACGATCACCACCGCCGCAGAGTCGCGGGCGATCCAGCCCAACGACGTGCTGCGGAACATGCGGACGGGCCAGGCGATGATCGTAGACGCCGTGGTCACGGGCACGGGCGTCCTCACCGTCCGTCCGCAGGGAACGAACGCAGCGGGGAACGCTGGCGACAAGCTGCTCTACGTCGGCAACGCCTACCCGCAGGGCGCGAACATCGGCCCCCCGAAGTACAGCGCCCGCGTGTTGGGGTTCAACTACACGCAGATTTTCCGCGAGCCGTGGAGCTTCACGGGCACGGCGACCGCCATCGAGCTTTACGGCGGGGGAGAGCCTGCGAAGGAGGCCGCTCGGAAGGCCGTGGAGTTCAAGCGGCAGATCGAGCACAACGGCTTCTTCGGGTCTCGGTTCTTCGTCACGGCGGTCAACGCGCCGAACACCGGAGACCCGCAGGGTGGCGCTGGCGGGCTGATCGAGTTCATCGCCACCAACAAGCAGAACGTCGGAGGCGAGTTGACCTCCGACTACCTCGACCTGTTCCTGGCGACCGTGCTCGCCAAGGGATCGTCCGACAAGGTGATCTTCACCGGGACGGTCGGGGCGTACTACATCTCCCGCTTCCACCGCTCGGGCCAGGGCGCGTTCTGGAAGCCGTCCAACGAGAGCGTCCACGGCGTCAAGGTGGACGGCTTCATCTCGGGGGTGTTCGGCTACCAGATCCCCGTGGTCGTGAAGAAGGAGTGGGCGAACTACCCGTCAGGCGCGAACGGCTACAACGGCAACCTGTTCGTCGTGGACATGACGAACATCGAGCGTCGGCCGCTGCGCGACCGCGACACGAAGCTGCTCACCAACCGGCAGGGGCCGGGAGAGGATCGGGTCGCGGCCGAGTACCTGTGCGAAATGTCCTGGACAATCGCGCAGGAGCGCACGCACGGACTCCTGACCGGGATCGCTTAGGATCGACGGGGGGAGGGTTCCTCGCAGGGGTGCCCCTCCCCCCAGATCCCAAAGGAGGTCAGATGCGGTTCGTCAGCCAGTACCCCGGCTACAAGTTCCAGGCCCGCCCACAGCGCACCCGCTCGCTCGGAGACGGTGGCGTCGAGATCACCCAGGAGGGGATCTACTGCCAGTTCCTCGCGGTCGGAGAGGGCGCGATGATCTACGAGAACGAGATCGCCGCTGCGCTCAAAGCCTTCGAGTTCCGGGGCAACACCCAGCACGAGGACGAGGCCACGCCCTCCGACCCGATGCTGCGTCTCTCGATCTACGACACCGACGAGATGGCGCAGGTCAACCACTGGGACGACGCGACCAAGGCGTTCGTAGAGGAGCGGCTGGTCTGGAACTCGCAGACCTCACCGAGCGAGTGCCTGCTGGTCATGGACACGCCCATCGCTCCTCCGTTCCCGGCCTACGACGAGTGGGACGGCCCGGACGTCGAGCGCCTGATCGTCAAGCTGATCGAGGACGGCCACGACCTCCCACTCGTCCTGCACTACGAGCGCACCTTCGGCAAGCGCCGCCCGCAGATCATCGAGGCGCTGGAGGAGGAAATCGAGAAGCAGAAGGAAAGCATCGTTGCCGCTTAGCTGGGACGAGGTACACGTCGAGCCGTCCGAGCGCGGGCGGATGCTCCCGGACGGCAGGGAGATGGTCGAGTCGAGGCTGACCGTCTCCAGGGCGATGATCGACCAGATGTGGCAGGGCTACCGCTGTGCCTCCTGCCTGGAGGATCTGACCGAACTGGGGGCATTCCCGAAGGAGTGCCCCCTCTGCCATTTTCCCGTGAAAGCGCTCCAGCGCCAGCAGCTTGAACAGGACTTCGTGGGCGAGGTCGAGAAGATGCACGGAGAGGGTTTCATCGACACGGAACTCGCCACGCTGGAGCGCTCACAGCACGTTTCGAAGCCTCAGATCCACGTCCGACGCGACCTCTAGCCTTCGCTCATGGCCGCGACTTCCCAGTGGTACGGGCAGTCAGCGACCGGGCTGATCGCCCGGATGTGGGTGCCGACCCAGATGGGCGTCATCCTGATGGTGCCGTCCTTCTCCCCGAACATTGACACGCAGCTTCGCTACTCGGACGTGACCGGGCAGGAGCTTGCGACGGGCGGCGGCTACACGAAGGGCGGCTCGCAGATCACGGGCCGCTCCGTCTCCTACGACGCCGCCGCTGACGAGTACAACCTGCTCGGGGACGACCTCTCCTGGGGGCCGGGAGCAACCTTCTCCACCGGGTACGGGATCATCTACGAGATGACCACGACCGACAAGTGGCTGTGGGCGATCCTGAACTTCGGCGGTCAGATCGACGTGGCGAACGGCGTGTTCCAGATCGACTGGACGGCGGGCCTGCTGTCCATCGCCACCGGCCCTCCGGTCTGAGCCTATGGCTGTAGATCCCCGCGTCACCGTGTCCGGGTGGACGGGAAGCATCGTCGGCCAGTTCAAGGTTGGCGACGGCCACACCGTAGGCGCACCACGCTTCCAGCCTGCGAAGGCGCGCATGACCCTGAAGGGTCAGCACTTCCAGGTCAACGTCGTAGCGATGCTGAAGCAGGTGAATCCCCCGAAGGGGCGGATGATCCTGACAGCAGACGCGGGGGCTTACGAACTGGACGCCTCCAGTTCGGTGACGCTGACGCCGACTGTACTGCCGAAACTGATCCTGCGGGGCAAGGGCGGCTACCGGCTGGTTACGCCAGGACGCCAGGTGACGGGCAAGCCGCAGATGACCCTGAGAGGCAAGCCCTTCAGGGTGAACCGCTCGGACACGCTCCGACCGGGCAAGGCGCGGATGCTCCTGAAAGGTGGGCCGCTCACCAAGGTCGGCAAGGCGGGCCTCGTTCCGACCGTGCCCGTGACCGAGATTCTCACGCCCACGCCTGTCCAGGACTACGGGAATCTCGTCCCGAACGAGGCTTACACTGGGGATCTGCTTGTCCCCACGGTCGAGGAGTTCGTGTGACCGAAGTGCTGGAGAAGCTGGAGCCGTTCGAGGTTCGCCCTTCTGGGCTACTCGTCCCTGGGGAACGCTCGATCACCTACCCCGGCAACGACGCCTGGCTGGAGGTCGATCCGAAGGCGGCTGCGCCGAGCGGCGATCCAGCCTGGCTTCAGATCGAGACCACCCCGGACTCGAACACGATTCCGAACAAGGTCATCACCGCGCAGGGCGCGAACCCGCCGACGACGCAGAGCGCGACCTCGGTGTTCGGAGGCTCCTCGCTGTTGTTCCCGAACCTCGCAGGTACGGCGCTTCAGGCTCCCGGCTCGGACGACTGGTGGTTCTCCAACGGTGACTGGACGCTGGAGTTTCGCGGCTACATCACCCTGGCGAGGAAAGCGCTGTACACGGTCAGGGATGCGGCGGGCCTCGACCTGGGCTGGGAGTTGACGATGGACGCGGGATCGTCCTCGAACCAGCAGTTGACCTTCTACTACTCGACCGTGACGGCCAACAACTTCGACGTCCAGGTTGACTGGCCGTTCACCGCCACCCTGAACCAGTGGTATCACTTCGCCTGCGTCCGTTCGGGAACCACGATCCGGGGCTACGTCAACGGTACACAGGTCGGCACCGATCACACAGTCGGCACCACCACCCTCCGCAAGTCGAGTGCGATCCTGACCATCGGCGGCGACAACCGCTCGGCGGGCGGCAACGACTTCAGGGGCTACGCGGACGAGCTTCGGATCTCGAAGGGAATCGCACGCTGGACTGGCCCCTTCACCGTCCCCGGCGTCCCCTACACGCGCGATGCCTACACCGTCCTGCTGATGCACGCTGATGGCCCGGACGGAGGGACGGCCTACACGGACTCCTCGGGTGTCCCCGGCACGCCCTTCGATCCGGGGACTGACCCGGCCTGGCTAGAGATCGAGCGATGACCCTCGTTCCTGCGTACACGCCGACTGACTGGGTGGACAACGTGACCCCGGTTGACGAAGCGCACATGGACAAGATCGACACGGCCATCGGCCAGCACGCCACCGCGATCAACGGCCTCGACACCCGGCTCGCCGCTGAGGAGGCGATGCCCGACATCCCGGCGGTCGTCAACGGCCAGTGGATCAAGGGGTCGAGCGGGGCGATGGTCTGGTCAGCCATCACCCAGGCCGACGTCTCGGGGCTGACAGCAGCGCTGTCTGCGAAGGAGGCAACGGCGAACAAGGGTGTGGCGAACGGCTATGCCTCGCTCGACTCAGGGGGGAAGATCCCGAGCGCCCAGCTTCCCGTCTCTATCGACCTGCGCTGGGCGGGGAGCTACGCAGGGGCGACCGCCTACAAGGAAGGCGATGTCGTCATCTACAACGGCGTCAGCTACATGGCGCTGCGCCCGACCACGGGCGAGACGCCGCAGCCCTGGTCAACCGGCGCTGGCGGTCTCACCACCCTGAGCGCGGCGGCAGCCGCAGACACGGCAGTCAGCGCCGCGAATACCTGGACTGACATCGTGCTACCCGCTCCTGGCCCTGCGTTCGCACTCACCCAGGGAACCTGGGTGATCGTCGGCCAGATCGACATTCAGATGGGGGCGGGCGGCAGCGGCAACGTCGCCGTGAGGCTCTATGACGGAACCACGATCTATGCTGCTGCCGAGGCATACGCCATTGCCGCTTCACAGGCTCTCTCGTTCCCACTGGTCGCCCAGATCGTCGTTGGTGCTGGCGGGATCAGCCTGAAGATGCAGAACTTCTCCACCCGTGCGGGGGCTACTGCGAAGGCGGCACTCGTCGTCAACGCGGGCAACCCAGGTTCGACCTCAATGACTGCGATCAAGGTGGCCTGAATGAACTTCCAGACGATGATCGACCGGGTGAAGTACACGCTCGGGATGCAGGAAGTCATCTCCCACGACGAGGGCGTGTTCATCAAGGCGTATCTGAACGAGGGCGTGCTCGACATCCTCGTTCGCACCCGCCCGTACACGCGCGTCATCACCCTGACCTTGACCGGGGGTGTGGCGATCCACGACATGTCCACGGACATCCTCGCCCTGCTCGACATCCAGGATGCGAACGGCAACTTCCTCCAGCGGATGACCCGCGAGGACATCACCGCCGCACAGTCGAGCGGAGCTTCGGGGTTCGCCTACGAGGAGCCGCTGCTCTGGGTCAGCCCGGTTGCTTCGGTCGATACCCAGGTGAAGGCATACGGGATCTTTCGCCCGACCGCGATGTCCTCACCCTCGGACGACTGCTCGACACCGAACTACGGAGGGCTGGCTGCCGAGTTCCATCCTGCCGTCATCAACTACGCCTGCTGGAAGGCGGGCGAGTACACCCAGCACGAGCAGTCCGCGATGGGCGAGAAGTGGCGGGTCGCCTACGAGGGCAAGGACGGGGACGCGGGGGACATCTCGAAGATCAAGAAGATCCTGACCAAGCGCGTCACCCCGCACGGCTTCCCGCGCCGCGACATGGCCGGGAACATCGGCACGGTCGGTATCTCACTCGACTACATCGGGGGCTAGGTGGCGAGACCGCAGAGCATCCTTGGCGACGTCAAGGGGATGGCCCGCGACTTCTCGCTCGACCAGATGCCGAAGGGCTACGTCTGGGATCTGGTGGACTACATCCCCTCCCAGCGCGGGGCGCAGCTTGAAGGCCGGGGGCCGTGGACGTACCTGACCCAGACTGCCCTGGCAGGGCCAGTCTGGTCAGGCTACGACGCCGTTTACAAGGCGGGCGAGAAGCTGCTCGTCCACGCTGGCCCGACGCTGTACGACCAGCCTCGGACGACCGGGGGGAATGCTGCCCCAGCAACCTCGGTCGGCGCGCTGTTCGCCTCCACCCTGCACAACGGGCGCTTCTACTTCGACTCCGTGTACTGGGCGGACGCGCAGGGTCTCGCCAACCCGAAGTTCGTCAACTTTGACGGCACGAACCTGACGATCACCGCGCTCGGAGGAGCGAACGTGCCGAAGGCGAAGCTGCTCTGCGTCTGGAAGGGCAGGCTACTGGCGGCGGGCGACCCGGCCAACCCGGAGTACGTGCGCTGGGCACCGCCCTACGGATCCAAGACGCCGAACGGCCCGAAGGGGGACTGGGTGACGGGAGCCTCGCTCGGCTTCGGGCGCTCGATCACCGCGCTCGGCCCGATGGCGAACGTCTGCATCGTGTTCCACGACGGGATGACCTCCAGGATCAAGGGCGGGAACATCCCCCCGGACGGAGTGCTGACCCAGCGCGACGGGATGGACACGACCTCCGACACCTTCTCCGAGCAGTACGGCTGCGTCGATCCAGCCTCGGTTGTCGCCTGGCAGGAGAACCTGATCTGGGCGAACTCGCACGGCGTCATGCTCACGGACGGCAGTACGATCCGCTCGCTCACCGACCAGGGCGGGGTCGGCCAGGTGTGGCGCTACCTGTACGCGCTGAAACGGGCGGGCACGCAGGTCTCCTGCGGCATCTACCTGAACAAGCTGTTCTGCTCGATCCTGACCCAGTGGGACGACTCGACCATCCGCGAGAGCAGGCCGTTCGTGTTCGTCTGCGACCTCGCAGACCGCACCTGGTATCGGCTGACGAACATGAGCGGCACCTGCTACATCCCCTCGACCACGGGCGCGGAGCAACTCTGGTTCGGCTCCGACTACATGAACCAGAACGCCGCCTACGCCTACCGGCTCGCCAGGGTCTCCCCGATCTTCACGGGCCTGACCGACATGGATCCCGACTTCTCCAACCCGGCTTCGTTCCCGCTCGCCGTGGACGGCAACCAGCTTCCCGTCCTGCCGAGGATCACGACTGCCTGGGTGCCGCTCGGCGCTCGCGGCCAGCGCAGGCTGCGCTCCGTCTACGTCTCGCACGCCACCCAGATCCAGTCGCCCGCCGATCCGAAGGCTCCCGTGCTCAGGGTTGGCTACCGCCTTACCCCGGTCATCCTCGACTCCTTCGTGGAGATGGGGCAGCTTCCCGCGAATACGAACGGGCTGCCCTACTCGCTGATGTACGACCGCAAGCGGCTGCCGCTCGGACGCCCCGGCTACGGGATCCAGGTTCACATCGAGCAGGTCGTGCCCACGCACATCTCGCGCCTCTACGACATCGCTGTCGAGAACTGGCCGCTCGACGGTAGCCGGGTGACGTGAGCAGCGGCCCCGGCGAAGGGACGGGGGGCGGCACTTCCTTCCACGTCACTCCCGGCGAAGGCTCGACCGTTGCCCTCACCGAGGAGGAGCAGAAGCTCGTCGTCAAGCTGCTCGGGGATCCGACTTACTTCCCCATCGAGTTCCGCCGCTGGCTGGAGGACTTCATCGAGAACTCGGACATCAAGATCAGTCCGAGTCAGATCATCGGCGGCGGCGCGGGCGGCGGCACCACCAATCCGTCGCTGCTGCCAGCGGGGATCATCCTGCCCTACGCCAGCAGTAGCTTCGGGAAGGACTGCCTGCTCTGCAACGGCAACCCCGTCTCCCGCACCGACTACTCCGAGTTGTACGACGCCATCGGGATCTCCTGGGGGAACGGCGACGGGACGACCACCTTCAACGTCCCCGACCTCCGAGACAGGGCGCTGTACGGGATCGGCTCGGCGGTCTCGCTCGCCAAGACGGATGGCAAGGGGCTGGGAAACAGAGGCGGGCCGTTCCACCACCACGATTTCTCCGGGTCGGCCTCGGGCGGGACGCACGGCCACTCCGGTTCGACCGATGCTTCCCCGAACCACCAGCACACGAACGGTGGCAACTACTGGTCGGACTTCTCTGCTGGCACGTCGGGCGTGATGGTGCCGATCCTCCAGCCGTCGAGCACCGGGTCGGGCGGCTCGCACACGCACGGGGTTTCGATCCCCACGGGCGGTTCGCACTCGCACTCCTTCTCCGGTTCGACCTCGGGCGGCTACAACACGGACACACCCGGCTACGCGGGCGTCCAGTACGTCATCACCACAGGCAAGTCCTCGGCCACGTAGTTCGTCCTCTGCCCGCCGTACACTCTCGGCATGGCTGTGCCGCAGCTAACCATCGGCAAAAACAACCCCTACCTCCAGTCCAGCTACGCGAGGATGGCAGGGGCGTCCGGTGGTCAGTTCATGCCCTTCAAGTATCCAGGGCCACAGATCAGCGGCGGCACGGGGATCCCGAAGCCGGGAGGCCCGCCTGGGGGCGGCTACTACCACCCGCCCGGAGTGCCTGCCGACCAGCAGGGCGCGCAGGTCACACCCGCGCAGGGGCCGAGCATCGACGTCTCGCAGTTCTATCACCCTGCGGTCGCGGCCTACACGCCCGACTACTCCTCGATGATCGGCGGCTCCTGGGAGGTCTCGGCAGCCGAAAGCGCGATGGCCTCGCAGATGGCTGCGGCCCGCTCGCAGTTCCAGAACCAGCTTCGCCAGAGCTTCATCGACCTCGGCTACTCCGGGGACATGAAGCAGAACGGCCTCGGGGACTTCTCGAAGTACATCGACAAGGACACGATCCAGAAGGCCATCGACAACAAGTACAGCGCCTACTCGCAGATCAAGCAGCAGGAGGAAAAGACGAACGCCGTCAACGACGCGCTGCTCGCCTCCTCCGGTCTGTCGCTCGGTGGGACGACGACCGCCACCGCGACCGACACGATCAACCAGGCTGAGCAGGCGCGCTACGAGGGTCTGAGAAACTTCCTCTCGGGAGGTCAGCAGGGCTTGGCAAACCTGACGAACCTGAAGCTCCAGCTTGCCCAGGGCGTCGAGCAGGCGCGCTTCGCTGCGGCTCAGCGGCTTGCCCAGATGTACCCGCCGACCCCGGCCCAGCCCGAGCAGTACAACGTGCCTGCGCTGGACTCCTACATCTCCGACATCATGGCCCCCGTCGAGCAGGACTGGGCGAACACCGGCTCGTACCTGTACGACTGGATGAAGCGCCAGGGCACGGTCTCGACCCCTTGGTAGATGTCGAGCGGACTGGCCTACCCGAACTACGTCGCGGACAAGTACGGCCCTCGCTGGGGGCCGACCAACCTCCCGGCTAGCCCGAGCTTCGCCCCGGTCGGAGGCTTCCACACCTACGCACCGGGGAGCAAGCTGGATCCGCACCCGTGGGCGCTGCCCCAGAACCAGTTGCTCCGCTTCAAGCAGGGATCGGGGTACTACACGGTGCCAGGAACGGGAGCACCCGCAACGGGCACGACCGTCACCAAGAGCACGGGCGGCGGGGCGACCATCGACTCGCTCATCAAGCAGATATACGGCACCATCGAGTCGCCCGCCGACCAGGAGGCTCGCGTCAACCGCGAGATCAACGCTCAGATGGCGGCGCAGCAGAAGATGATTGACGACATGTACGCGCGTCAGCGCGCGGACGCGATGGCCCAGATGCAGGGCCAGTCGCTCGCGGGCCAGGCTGCCGCTGCCATGTCGAAGGATCTGTTCGGCGCGGTCGGCGGCGAGTTCAATGCCGCAGCAGGGGAGATCAGCGGGCTGTCGCACGCGCTCTCGAAGAACGCAGCGGGCGCAACGGCTGGCGACGTGTCCGCCGCGAACGCGGGACTCGCCTCCCTCGGTAACGCCCCGGTTGCTGAGGGCGGCACCTTCGGTGTGGGAGGCGAGACCCAGCGTGGAGTCGAGGACTACCGGGCAGGGACGCTCGGCTCCCAGATGTTCAAGACCCAGGGCGAGGCGGCGAACTTCGGTCTCGCCGGGATGATCGGCTCGGACGCGCAGCGCGTCACCGAGGAAGCCTCGGCCACGCTGATGAACTCGATGAAGCAGATCAACGACAACGAATCGCAGGCGATCAACTCGCTGGCCGCAGGGCGGCTCGACCTCTACCACCAGTACATGAGCGACGCGAACGACGCCCGCGTGAAGTCGCTCACCCTCGTCCAGGGCTTGATCGCGCAGAAGCAGGCGAACCAGCAGGCTGTCGCCAAGCTGAACGCGCAGGCTGCCCGCGACGCGATCACGGCGAGGCAGGCTCAGCAGCGCATCGGGATCTCCGCACAGAACGCGGCCACCAGCGCCTACAACGCCAAGGTCGGCGCGAAGTACAAGGCGGCTCAGGTCGATCTCGCCTCCGGGCGGCTGACGCTGGCGCAGTCCGTGGCCGACGCGCGCAACAAGCTGGCCCAGGCGAACTACATGCGTCAGGCGTTGAAGGATCAGGTCGCCAACGGAGCCATCGACGTAAACCGCTCCCGCGCGCTCGGGCATGTCGTGGACAAGCAGGGCAACCCGGTGCTGGACGCGAACAAGAAGTGGATCCCCTCCTCCTACTTGGACAAGGCGACGGCGGCGAAGCCTCCGTCTGCGACCACGGCGATGAAGGCGCACGACTACATCCAGACCGCCTTCTACGGCTACAAAACGGTCGGAGCACACCCGGCCACCAAGACCAGGGCGGGGTCTCCTGGCAGGCGCGTCCCGGCGTGGCAGGCTCCGGGCTTCGACCCGCAGGATCCTAAGACCTGGGGTAAGGGCTTCGAGACCTACCCGAAGGCGCTCGCGCAGCTAACCCGAATGGGCTACAAGCGCGACCAGGCCCGCAATATGCTGAACGAACTGTGGGAGCGCGGGAACCAGGGTCGGCCGATCTTCTCGACCGAGGAGCAGGCTGCGCTCCGTAAGCACTTCGGCAATTCCGAGTACGAGCGCATGGTCGTGATGATCCGCCGCGCCCTCGACAAGGGCAACGACCAGGTGGCCGACAACTGGATCGCGCAGATGCTCTCGGGCCAGAAGTTCTCGACCTCCTACAACACCGGGTACGTTCCCCGCCCCGCGAACCCGTAGGCCATGCCCCGCCGTCCAGGTCTGACAGGCTCGGGGACGACGCGGAGAAGCGGCCCGACCGGGCCGATCCGCAGGCCCGTGTTTACCCCGTCCGTCGCGCCACCCCCGACCAAGAAGGACAGCGGCGGGGGCTTCCTCCACAGCCTGCTGCACCCGGATCCGTGGGAGATCCCGTTCATGGCGGCGACTCCGTTCCTGGCCGTGCCAGCCCACATCTGGGCGTCCACGCACTCCGCTCCGAAGAACCTGAGCGACGCGGTTCGCCTCGGCCACATCGCTGCTGCGCCGATCCCGGCCGTGCTCGCCAAGCGCGGGCCGAAGCGGACGCGCGGCATCGCCACCGCTGCTCAGGCCGCAGGCTCCTCACCCATCGACGTTGCTGCGAACCCGTGGTCGTCCACGAAGAACCTCGGCTCCATCGTCAAGGGCGTGGTCGAATCGCCCTTCGCCCTCGCCAAGAGCATCGACAAGTACGGGATGCACAAGACGATGACGATGCTCTACCACTCGATCAAGGATGACTACCAGAACCGCTACGGCAAGGACTGGGAGAAGCACGCCAGGCAGACGCCGCTGTTCAACCTGGCCGACGCCTTCATGGTGCTCGGCCCCGCGCTAAAGGGAGCGGCCATCGCCAAGACGATCTCCGAGCTTGGCGACATCGGCGGCAACCTGCCGAAGCTGGCAGCGACCCAGCAGCTAGAGACCTTCGGCAAGACCTTCGCTGAGGCGGGGCCGTGGACGAAGGTGCGGATCGCAGCGGGCGAGGCGAAGCGACCCGGCATCTATACGGAGGGCAGGGCCGCGACTCGGCACCTGGAAGTGCCGACCTACGAACCGACCGACCTGCATCCCGGCCAGGACTTTCTGAAGTCCGACCAGCCCTACTCGCCCTCGGCGCTCAGGCAGAACATCCAGCGCGACCTGGACGCGCTCGCCAAGGCGTACCCGGATCTGCCCGTGATCGGTGCGAAGGCGAGGGTGACGCGAGCCGCTGGACGTGACCTGCCGCGCACCCTGGATCGGATCACCGCCTCGATCCTCGATGCAGGAAGCCTGAAGGGACTGCCGAAGGAGGCTCTCACTCGCCTGTTCTGGGAGGCGCAGACCGTCAAGCACACGGTCGATGATGCCGGGAACATCACCTTCGATCATGCGGCCACGTCGAAGAAGCTGCAAGACCTCCGCGACTTCCTGCACTCCGAGTACAACGACCACAAGCCGAACCCGGCCGACGACCCGCAGCTTGCCGACTGGCTGCGCCAGGCGAAGCAGTACGGCTTCGGCGGGCCGCTCTTGAAGCGACTCGACGCGGCGATCAAGTACAAGCCCGACGCTCGCTACGAGCGCGCCATCGGCACGCTGCGCCAGGCGACCAAGGTGGGCGAGACGATCATCCACGACAGCCAGGGCTTCAAGACCTACGACCGCCAACTGACGAAGCTCTGGGATCGACTGAAGATGATGGGCGAGCGGGACGCCGAGGGTCGGCTGATCCAGCACGACGCCCAGGACGGGAGCGGACGCTCGATCTTCAAGATTGCCCCCGAGTTCGCGGACGAGGCGAACGCGGTCATGCGTCAGATCCACCAGGTTGAGGGGATGGCGGCGGACGCCAAGGCGGGGACGGACGGGATGCTGCACAACCGCCGGGGTCTCATCACCCAGTACCTCAACAGCCGCCCGGTGAACGCACCCGAGCGGGCAGCGTGGAGACGGGCGATGGTCGAGCAGCTTGGCTGGGATCCGCAGGCTGCCGACGACGCGCTCGCAGCAGCCGACGGGATGGCGCGCAGCGCTCGCCCGGAGAACCCGGAGTCCTTCTGGCGGGACGCCATCGGCAGCCCGAAGGGAATGTCTCCCTCGCAGCTAGCCCACCGAGCGAACCAGGTGTTCTACCAGCAGGGCCGCGTCCCCGACTTCGGGGACGAGATGATGATTCAGCGCTTCCCCCCGGACAGGACGTGGGACGGCGAGTACACGGTCGAGATGCCCGACTCGTCCTACTTCTCCCGCGCTCAGCGCGCCTTCGAGAAGGCGTGGGGCGACAAGGAGTACCGGCAGGCGGGCCAGGTTGCAGCGGCGATGAAGGAGGCCAGCCCGCGCGAGTACGCCGACATGAACCTGGAGCAGATGTTCTTCGAGCAGTACGGCAAGAACTGGAAGAACGCCAAGGTCTCGAAGTGGGACTTCATGCAGCACATCGGCACCCCGCTGAACCGGCTGAACATCCGGGAGACGCACTACATCAACACGTCCGAGGCTCGCTTCCACGGCTACCAGGCCCAGTGGGGCGGCTCGCCGGTCGCTGGTGGCGAGGGGGCGATGGGCTACCACACCCAGCTTCTCTCCCGCGAACCCGGCCAGGGCGAGTACCACGAGATCACCTTCGAGTTCCCGGACGCGAAGGCTGCCGAGGGCCAGTACGAGGGGAAGGCGTACTTCCACTGGGAGGGCAAGAAGAACGTCGTCGGCCATGTCCGCTTCCAGGTCTGGAAGGACGCCGAAGGCGTGAAGCGCCTGCTGGTCGAGGAGGTTCAGACCGACTGGGCGCAGGACTATGCCAAGCAGTCTCGCGGGGGCAAGGACTACCTACCGCCCGATGCGCCCGAGCAGATCGCCTGGCACCAGAAGCGTGACGAAATCAACACCCGTGTCGGCCAGGCGCACCGAGACCACGAGGCTGCCCTTCGGCACAAGAACATGCGCCGAGCGGAAGTGGACTCGGCACAGCGGTTGACCGCAGATCCCTACGGGGAGATGGGGCCAGAGGATCATGCCTTCGCCCAGGATCAACTGGACGAGGCGAAAAGGCTGCACGAGGAAGCGTCGGCCGCTGCCGTCCGCTCCAAGCAGGCGCTTCGGGACGTGAACGAGGAGTTCAAGGCGCACATGAAGGCGCGGCCTCCGTCGATCCCGAAGCCGCCGATGTCGAGGGACGCGGCGATCAGGCTGGGCGTCAACCGGATCCTGCGCTACGCCGCCGAGAACGACGTGGACGAAGTGCTGATCGTGGATCCCGCCGTCCAGCACGCCCGCAACATGGTCATCCCCAGCGACATGCGCGACTACTTCGCCAAGCTCCACGACCCGAACATCAGCGAGGAGGAGTGGCGGCGGCTGTACCGGGATCTGGAGCACGAGTACCAGGGGATGCTGGAGGGATCGTTCCTGCCGGGGCAGGAGCCGCTGAACGCACGGGTCGCGCTGAAGAACGTGCGTGAGCGGCTGACCGAGGAGACGCCCTACACCCGCGAGTACAAGGGCGAGATCCAGCAGTTGATCGAGAAGCACACCGGGATGAAGGGCGAGTACGTGGAGAAGGCGTACCTCGGCCATCTCGGAACCGAGGGCGGGTTCCTGTCCAAGTCCGGGAAGCTCCCCGCCTACGTCGTGAAGATGACGGAGGAGGGCAAGGCGAAGGCGCTGGAGGCCGACTACCTGTTCCAGAAGCAGCCCGAGTGGGGGAAGCTCCCGCGCGGGGCGAACGAGATGCTGGCGAACAAGGGCCAGCGGCTCATCCACCTGTTCCAGAAGGCCGACATCTCGACCTGGATCCACGAGCTATCGCACTCGGCGGTCTGGGATCTGAGCGCCGAGGACAGGTCGGTGCTCTCCCACTACTACGGCGAGGGCAAGCGGCTCGACCAGTGGGACAACGCCGCGCACGAGAACTTCGCCCGCGACTTCGAGTGGTTCGTCCGCCAGGGCGCTGTCCGCGTGCCGCGCGCAGTCCAGGCCGTGTTCGAGCGGATCCGGGCCTGGATGCAGCGGGCCTACCGTCAGACGAAGGCCGAGAACCCGGAGAAGGAGATCCCGCAGGAAGTCCAGGACGTGTTCCAGAAGATGCTGTTCCCGGAGTCGGACACCCCGGACATCTTCATGCCGCACCGGGCTGCGTCCCCCGACCTGACCGGGGCACGGATGTCCAGGGGCGTGCCGCGTGCGACCCGCACCGTGGGCGACTTCGTGCCCTCCACGATCCCGCTGTTCGCCAAGAACAACCTGGGCCTGCTGCGCTCGGGCCTCATCAACGACGACCCGCGCCTGCTGATCGAGCACGTCAACCGGCTCGTCGGCCTCCAGAAGGCGAACCAGCTTCGGGAGTTCCTGCTGGAGAACTCTCGCCCGTACCTGCGACACGAGCCGCCGCCCGACTTCGAGCACGAGTACATCATCAAGACCGCTGGCACGAACCCGAACAAGGCGCTCTACGACGCCATCGAGTCGGCCGAGACCCCGAGCGACGTGCGCTCCGCGATCAAGGAGTTCATGGACGAGAACGTCGTCCAGAACCGCACCGAGTTCAACAAGGCGATCTCGGAGTGGCGGGGCGACCAGCAGTTGTACGTGATCGACAAGCGGATCGTGGACATGCTGTTCCGCCAGGTGACGGGGCGGAAGCCTGGTGCCCCGACCCGGATGCCCGCGAACGTTCAGCGGGTGATGGACACGGGGCTGAACTCGATCCGCGCCCTGCTCCTGTACGCGAACCCCGGCTTCTACGTGGCGAACGCCGCAGGCAACTTCGGGATGATGATGTTCAACGACCCGGTGGCGATCAAGTACCTCGGCCCCGCCTTGAAGGAGGCGGTGAAGGCGAGCGAGATCGGGGTGCCAGGCTCAGACCGCTTCACGATGGCGGCGAAGGGTGTCGATCCGGTGTTCCAGCGGGTCGCTACCGAGATGGGGCGCGGCCCCACGGCGGGCGGTCTCGCCATCCCGGAGAAGATCCTCGGACGGGAGGGTGGCTTCCGCGCTCGGGGCCGGGGGATGCAGGCGGTCGAGAACATCGACTACCGCCTCGGGCGCTTCGGCCACGGCGCAGGAGCCATCGTGGACGATGCCTTCCGCGTGGCGGCGTGGCGCAGGGAGGCCGAGAAGCTCGGCTACAAGAGCGACGCCGACGTGACCAAGCTGCTCGACCAGGCGAACGAGGACGCCCGCAAGGGGCTGAAGTTCCAGGCGGACTCGAAGGCGATCCGTGACCTGCGCTCGATCCGGGACAAGGCCGAACAGTTGATGCTCGACTTCGATTCGATGTCGCCGTTCGAGCGCGACTACCTCGCCCGGATCATCTTCCTCTACCCGTTCCTGAAGGCGTCGGCCAAGTACCCGGTTATGTACGCGGGCGAGCACCCCTTCACCTTCGGGGCAACGATGGCCGCGTCGAACCAGGGCCAGCAGTTCGCCAACCAGATCCTCGGCCCGCCGCCCGACCTCCCGGCCTGGGCGCAGGGCTACGCCAGGACGCCGTTCGGGATGGTGAACGTCGGCTCCATCGACCAGCTTTCGATGCTGTCCTCCGAGCTTCAGTCGGCGCTGAGCGTGGCGCACGGCCAGCCCCCGGACGTGGGGATCAACCGTCCCTTCCAGTACCTCCACCCAGGGATCCAGCTTGCCGACGAACTGCTGCGCCGCCAGAACCGCTACGGCAGGGAGTCGTCCTACGGCGACATCCTGCGGACGGACTTCCCCGCCCCGGCCTGGCTGTCCGCCTACTGGCGGCAGCCCTCCGACGTCTACTCGGACAAGAGCAAGCTGGCAGCGTTCCTGCGCTCGCTCAGGCTGGTGCCCTTCGGCGTGAACCAGAACTACGGAGCCGGTGGCTAGCCCGCCTCCTCTCCAGGTCTCGCTGGCCGAGAAGTACGGCAAGCAGTACGGCGTCGATCCGCGCCTGTTGCTCGCCATCGGCGGGCACGAGACGCAGTGGGGGACGACCGGGGCGGGCCGTCCTTCGCAGGGCGGCTACGCGCTCGGCTACGGCGTCACCGACTCCGGGATCCTCTCCAAGTACGCGGGCCTCCAGAACCAGTACATGTACGGGGCCAAGACGCTCGGAAGCTGGGGCGTCCACTCGCTCGCGGACGTGATGGCGGGGAAGGCGGCGCGCTGGGCGACCGACCCGGCCTGGGAGAAGGGCGTCCAGTCGGTGTACGGGACGCTGAACGGGGCGCTGCCGACGCAGAGCATCGGGGACATCACGGCGAATGCCGTGGTGCCTGGCGCAGCCCCCTCGCGCAGGCGCAGCAGTGTCGTGACCCGTGCTCCTGCTGCCGCTCCTGCTGCCGTGAAGCCGCGCGTGCAGACCTGGCAGGACACCGTGTTCGACCCCGGCAAGCTGGCCTCGGGGATCTTCTCCAGCCTGGCGGCAGGAGGGACGCCCGACGTCGCCTCGCTCGTGGCCTCCTCGCAGTCCCCGGTGACGTTCTCGCAGACGATCCCCGGCACCGTCCCGGTCGGCGGCAAGGTGACGGGGAAGAACTCCGTCCACATCGAGGGGCCGAAGATCCCCGGCACGCCGATCTCCGGGAACCTCGCTGCTACCGCAGCGAAGCAGCTAGGCCAGCCCTACGTCTGGGGAGCGGAGTCGAGGAAGGAGGGCGGGTTCGACTGCTCGGGCCTGGTGGACTGGAGCCTGCGGCAGCAGGGCTACACCGGCCCGCGCGTCACCACCTACACGCTGAAGGGGATGGGGCAGTCGGTGAAGAACCAGCCGCTCCGACCCGGCGACCTGGTGCTCTGCAACAACTACGACCATGTGGTGATCTACGCGGGGAACGGCAAGGTGATCGCCGCTCCCCACACGGGCACCGTCGTCCAGTATCAGCCGCTCTCACAGTTCCACATCAACGACATCAGACGGCTCTAGCGAAGAACTCCGCTTCCTCCAGGTCGGAGAGGAACTGCTCCTTGTTCAGCATCGCCCAGGAGAGGACGAGGGCGAGGACGTGGTAGCGCTGGAGACGGGCGGGCGCGTCACCGAAGCCGAGCATGGCGGCGAACTGCTCGATCCAGTCGTCCATCACGTCTGAGCCGACCTCGCCGTCGTCGGGTACGACGACGCCCCAGGTTGTCACTTTCCGCTTCGGCCCCGGCTCGTGCTGGTGCGGCTGCTTCTTCGGACGCCCGCACTCAGGGCACAGCCCCTCCTGTGCCCTGATGCGACGGGCTTCAGGCTGCGCGTCGATGAAGCGCTGCCTGTCGATGGGCGCGACGTAAAACCACGAGTCGCCCTCTCCCTTTGCCCACCACTCGAAGATCGACAGATCGGGACGGTAGCGGATGTGCGCCCGGTGGCCTCCGATTTCGCCTGTGACCGCAGAGTGACAGGCGGTACAGAGGCCGACCGAGTTCTGCATCTTGCGGCCGTTGACCTCGACCCACTCGTAGGGCTGGCCGCGCAGGTACGAGCGCGACCAGAGATGGTGGCGCTGCTGCGCCTGCGAGTGGCAGCCGGGGGCGACGCACTCTCCCTTGACGTCCCCCGGCTTCCCTTCGATTCCACGGACTTCCGTGGAGATCCACGGTGCGAGTGTCACCACTTCCTCCGCTTGATCTGGTGCTGGAACTCCCGACGCATCGCACGACCGGCGATGTTCCCCTCGCCCTGCATCCTGTCCGCGACCTGGTGGGTCAGTTCCAAGAGCGAGTTCTGGGGTGTGTTCGTAATGGCGGACGAGAGGCTACGCCCGAGCGTGGTGAAGCGCAACGCCTTCCCCACTTCGGAGAGCGACCAGCGGGTCGCGTCGTCCCCCTTCTCCCTGCCGCTCACGACCAGTCCGTAGCGCTTCATCCAGGCCAGGCGAGAGACGACGCAGCGGGCGGCGTGCGCCCGCACGTCCTCGTCGTCGTTCCCGTTCAGGCCGAAGATCCGCTCGGACAACTCGGTGACGGTCACGTAGTCCGGGCTGAGGTCGTTCATCGCCAGCAGGATCTCCCGGTCGGAGAAGTCGCTGATCTGGAGTGTGCTACTCGCTCGCTTCATTTCCCTCCCCCAGGACGTAGGCCATCGGAGCCTTGCGCGGGCTGTTCGGCACCAGGCCGACAGCGCGGATGATCCCGTCGTCGCGCAGGTTGTTGATCGCTGAGCGCACGCTGCCCTCGTGGACATCGACGTGCGGGACGATGGTGGCGGCGGTGAAGGATCCCTTCACGCCAGGGATGACGGCCTCGTCCAGCGTCGAGTGGAAGCGGATCGCCTTCAAGACCTGCGCCCGCGTGTCCTCGTTGACGCGCCCGGACTTGACCTCCTTGCGCTTCGGCTTCTCCTCCTCGACGCCTGCGGCCTTCAGGATCGCCTTGATCCTGCGAACCTCGGCGTTCGCCTTGTCGAGCGCCTCCTGCGCCTGGTCGCGCGACCACTCCGCGCGCCCGAGCACGTCGGTCAACTCGTTGATGATCCCGTCCAGGGATCCGTTCAGTCCGTCCATGCAGGACACCCCTTCCGCCACCCGCAGAAGTCGCAGGGCAGCATGTTGCGCGTGAAGTCGGGCACGGCACCGAAGGTGGGCCAGCCCTCGTTCCCGTACTGCGAGTAGAAGAAGCTGATCTGCGCCGCCGCCGTGCGGAACAGGTGGCGCATGTGCTCCTCCTGAGCAGCGTTCGGTGTCGGCACCACCATGTCGGCCGACTCCAGGGCAGTCGTGATCTTCGGCGTCTTGGCGCGCGAGATCGAGTGGTACTCGGTCGGCCTCCCGGTCGCCCAGGAGTAGAGGCTGCCCTGGAGTCTCCAGGACGGCTTCACCTTCGAGACCGACTGCTTCCCGGTCTTGGTATCGACTGTTCGTGCCGCGTCCCAGACATCGACGTAGCCGATGACCGGGACGGGCACGTCCGTCACGTCGATCTCGAACTTGAACTCCGTGCCGATTGGCTGGATCCGAGGCATGACCGTGTGCGCGTAGGCGCTGGTGATGCGCTCGGCGTCCGCACGGGCGGTGGTGAGGTTCGAGTCCCAGCGGATGTTCTCCTCGCCTCCCTCCTCCTCCAGCACCTTCGGGATTGCTGCGTCGTGAAGGAACTGGACGATCTCGGAGAAGGGAAGGTCGGAGTGCGACGTGACCTTCTGCTTGTAGTTGTGGTCGAGCGTCTCGTGGAAGAAGGAGCCGATGACGATGGCTTCGCCAGGGCGCTCCTTCTCGTGATGCAGGTAACGGCGCTCGAACTGCCGAGGGCAGCGGAACAGCATCCCGATGCTGGACGCGCTGAGATGCCTGACCTCCTCGGGCCAGGGCTTCTCGTGCGCGGGCGCAGCCAGGAAGTCCGCGAGGCTACTCACCCAGGAACTCCTGGATCTGGGCGACAGCCGTGCGTGCTCTGCGAGCGACGTGCTCGTTCGCGCAGGCACGGCAGCCGTCGCCGTCAGACGAGGCGACCTCGGGCCGGTTGACCTTCGAGATCCCGCACAGGGTCTCCCTGGCGTAGCGGTCGGACAGGTGCGTGACGCCGTTCCACTTCGTCAGCGTGTAGCTGTTGGACAGACGCGGACTCACCATGCCGTCACCTGAGCGGCCATCCGCATCGGCCAGCCGTGGACGTGACCTGAGCCTGGATCCCCAGCGGGGATCTCGCTCCTGTGGATCACGCCCGTCTCTGCGTCATCGGCAGACGCGGGGCGGTACTGCTCTGCCAGCCACGTCTGGTAGGCCGCACGCAGCGGCTCGGCCATCTCGATCTCCACGAGCAGCCCGTTGTCGCGGCAACGACTCTGCGCGACGCGCCACTCGATGAAGGTCGAGAGCATCTCCGTGTCGAGCGAGCGCAGCCGCTCGGCCGCGCTCGACATGTTCAGCACCACCTGGTCGGTCTCCGTGACCACGACCTCGGTGATGCCGTTCTCCTCTGACTTCTTCCGTCTCAGTCTCATCTCTCTCCCTTAGAACGGCGGGGTCTCGCCGTAGATGTCGCCCTGCGCTGCCGGGTCGTCGTACTGCGCCCCGTCGTCAGGCATTGACGACGGCATGGCGCGGTTCATCAGGTCGTCCAGGGTCTCTGCCTGGGGCAGACCGTTGTTGTAGTAGGCGACCAGCCGCTCTGACAGCACGAGCAAGGTGCTGAGAGTCCGCTCGCCCTCGGGCAGGTAGCCGAGAAGGGTGGCTGCCACCTTCGAGGCTGCCTGGCGGTGGATGAAGGGACGCTCGTATTCGCGCTCGGCCAGGAAGCGCGAGTTCTGCGGGGTTGCAGCCTGCATCGGAGCCTGCGCCACCACCTGCTCGACCTGGGGCTGGACGACGACTTGCTGCCCTGCGACTTGCGGGGGGTGAACCATCGTGGCCGTCTGCGGAGCAGGCGCTTGTGGCTGAGGCCCAGCCAGAGCGGGCGAACCTGCGACCGGAGGGCCAACCTGGTCAAGCCAGAGCGACGTTACCTGCTGGCCGTCCCTGCTCCAGTGGCTCAGGTTGCAGAGGAACACGAGGCGGTTGCCGATCTGCGAACTGAGGTAGGGCAGGAAGTCCACCTTGTCGGTGCCGATCCAGACGTTGCGCGTGGACTGGCTCCCGTCCGGGATGACCTGCGCCTGGAACTTGCCGCCCTGCTTCTGGACGATCTGTACCAGCGTGCCAGTGACCTGCTCCTGGTCGCGCTGCTGCTCAGGCGTGTAGCTACTCACTCAGAACTCCTTTCTGCCGGGGTAGAGGATTCTACCGCTTGTTCGTGGATTTCGTAGGTGCGCTTGCCAAAGTCGGGGCATGACGTATTCGAGCAGGTGAAGCGGGCGACAGGCCCGACCCAGCCTCTCCTCGTCAGCGGTTGCTTGCAGATGTCGCAGACGGGACGCATCAGAACAGCCCTCCCTGGTGGATCGACGTGCCTGCCCTCTGCTTCGCAGCAGCGGCATCGACGCAGCGACCGTGAGCTACCGCTCCAGTCGAGCGCCACAGCTTGCCCTTGTCGTGGGCACCGCCGCCCTTCCGCCTCCTGCGTGTGTGCCAGGAGACGATCTGATCGTGGATGTCGCGCTGCTCATGCTCGAAGATTTCCTCGCCGCAGAGCGCGCAGGTTCCGTACATGCTCATCGCCGTCTCCGATCTCGCTCCCGCTCACACGGAGCGCAGTAGCTCTTGCCCGGTCGAGTGCGGATCTGGATGCGCTCCGTCCCGCCACAGCGAGGACAGACCTCGATGGGCTGGTGGTGGTGCTGGCCGTGTTCCGCCCGCGTGAGGAGCGTCATGTGTTCGACGTTGACGCATCGCTTGTTCTCGCAGGTGTGGTGGATGACCATGCCTTCGGGGATCGGGCCGACCACCTTCTCATAGGCGAGGCGGTGAGAGTAGGCAAGCCTCCCGCCGATCCGCTTCACGAGGTAGCCGTCCGAGTGGAGGCTGCCCTTACCGATCAAGCATCTCCCGGACTTTGGCGGGATCCATTCCAACGACTCTCCTCCTCTCCACCCAGTACGAAGTGTCGGTGTTTGCTGCACAATCCGGGCAGGGAGCAGAGAGATCATGGCCGTTCGCATCCTGGCCGACGATCACCACATGGTCGTCCCCACAGGTGGTGCAGCCGCTTCTCGCGTGCGCGTTGGTTACGCGCCTCTGCTCCCGCTCCTTCTCCTTCGTCCGAGCCTGCTGCGCTTCGAGCGCGTTCAGGATCGTTGACCAGTTCCCGGTGATCGCCTGCGGTGTCACCGGCATCTCCGGGTAGACCTCCCGATAGGCCGTGACCCGCTCGTGGATCATCATGCAGACCACGCTCGGCTCAACGTCCTGGTAGATGTCCTTGATCTGCTTCGTCGCGGCATTGGCGCGACCTCGCTCGTCCTTGGTCAGGCTGGCGAGGTCGTAGCCCGAGACCTCGCAGATCGTCTCGAAGATCAGATCAACCACCGGCTCGCCTCTGCCCGATGCGAAGTAGCTCCTCCAGGTTGGCTCGGACAGCACCCTCGGGACGGTTCTTCCAGGTTCCCTCGGATCCTTCCTCGCGGATCTCGCCACGAATCACGGCGAGAGCCTCCTTGCGTGCCTTGCCCCTGAGTTCGGGGGCCACACGCGCGAGGATGCGCTCAGCCTTCGCCTTCTCGTACTGATCCAGCATGTAGCGGCCTGCTTGTTCCAGGTTCAGGCCCATCATCCTCGGCTGGCCGTCGAACCAGATGTCGTACCGCCCGGTCTCATTGACCGCCTCCCAGCCCTCGCCGTTCCCGATCAGGGCCAGGCAGAGCACGTCTCTGTCGTCACCGGGATAGGCGATCATCGTGTTCGCCTGCCGCCCGGTGGCCTGCATCCAGTTGCCCAGTTCGATCAGGGCTTCCAAGCTGTTCTCGCTCACTTGATCTTCACCGTCCTGTGTGGTTGTGGGTTCGGAGCACCGATGGCCCGCACCCTGGTCTCGTGGTACTTCCTCGGCTCCACGATCAGCGTGAGTAGACACCCGCTGAAGGCGTGCTTGTCGCAGAGGAACGCGGGCAGGTTCGGAGCGAAGGCAGCGTCGGTCGCCCGCTTGCTCGGATGTGATGGTGACGCGGCCTTAGCGATCAGACGTGCGCGCACACCTAGCTGCCAGATCCCCTCTCCTCGACAGCCGGGGATGATGCAGGGGTTCCTCATGTGTTCTCCTCCAGAGCCATCGGGGGGGTTCGGAGCGTTCTTCCCGAACCCCCCCCACCCAGGGGGGCTGCACCCCTTCCAGCCGTTGAAGGACAGGACATCCGTTCTCGACCAAGCTGCGCCTTTAGGCAGTCCGCTCGGCCTCCATCCTTCGCCTGCCCCGAGCAACCGGCCTTCACTTCGGGGGGGCCGTGCGTTACGCTTCTCCAGTCTGACGTGTCACGAACGCAGACAGTACGCCGGGAGGCCGAGAGGTTCAACCCGTGCGGCATTTCCGAGAAGCCGGGGCGACCCGGCTTTCTCGCTCTTTGCGGGAAGTTCGTCACTCGTCCTCCTCGACCGGCTCGATGCTGACGTGGTAGATCGTCAGCGGACGGTCGGGCTGACCATCGGGACGGATCCCGATGGCGGTCGTCCAGAACTCATGCGCCTTCGCAGCGTCCTTGAAGTGGATCGCCTTCTCGACGCGCGAGTCTGTCCAGATCCACTGTTCGCCCTTCTTCGAGTTGAACGGCTCGTAGCGGGTGACGTAGCCGCCGACGTGGACGGCTAGCTCGGGGTAGTCCTCGATGCCGTCCACGCCGCCGATCAGATGGATGACGTGGCTCATCGCGGCCACGTCGCCCAGCACTCGCCGCACCACGCCTTGCCCTTCTTCGTGATGTGGTGGATCGCTTCGCGCGGCAACCTGCGCTTGCACTCGGAGCAGGTCACAAGCGCGGCGGTGTAGGCACCGATACTGCGGCCCACACCGCTCGCTCTGACTGATCGCTTCGGTCTCGGCATCAGCGTCTCCAGAGGTACACCTTGTCCTTCAGGACAAGGGGCTTGTCCTTCGGGCCACGCACCGACCCAGCGACAAGCTGGGGCTTGTGGCGACCCTCCGACTCGTACCACGTCCGCCGCCAGTAGGCGTCCACCCACCAGCGGTGCGTGTACTCCCGGCCACCGCCGTTGACCTCCTCGCCAGCCTCCTTCGGAGGCTTCGGGCGACGGAGGGTGATGACCCTGACCTCGGGGATCGGACGCCCAGGGAACGAACGCTCTGCGCGACGGCGAACGCCGCGTGATGCGCGCTCGTTCTGTGGCGTGCCGATCCTCTGCCAGCAGAGCAGCCAGAAGGCGTGAACCGTGGCGAGCATCTGCTCGCCCGACGCCCTCGCCTCCTCCGGGATCTCCTTGTCCTTGTTGGCGATTGTCCCGCCCCTCTGCTCGGAGCGGCACGTCGATCCGAACGTCCACTGGGTCTCGTGCTGCATCCCCAGCGTGGGCAGGATGTCGAGCAGCCCGTACCGCTCCTCGTCCTCGACATAGGGGGCGAACGTTCGGTCGTCCCTGTGGTCGTAGAAGGCGAGATGCACGCCCCACGGCCCGTTCTCGTCGTAGGTGGTTCCCCACGAGAACGCCCGCCAGTGGAGTTCCTTCAGGTTGATGTCGATGACCGGGATCGGGTTGGCGAAGTAGACGAACCCAGCCTCCAGCGGTAGATCCATCGGGCGGAACTCCGTCTCCGGGAACGACTGCGCTGCGTGCGTGAGCAGGTCGGTCATCTCCTCGGTGACGTAGAACGGGGCGGCGATGGGCAGCTTCACCAGTTCGATGTCCTGGATCGGCGGCATCCCCGCCTTCCTCGCCCGCACGTTCGACCATCCCTGGCCGAAGCGCTGGCCGACCGGGGAGCGCCAGAACTCCTCCAACTCCGTGCGGAGTTCCAGCGCCCACTCCCACGCCTGCATTACGGCTTCCTCCAGGAGTAAGCACGGAGCGTGCCGTCGATCATGGTGGTGCCCCGGTCGTTGGCGGCGTGGTAGAACGGCCCCACATCGGGGTCGTCCATCGGGTCGCCAGGGTGCGGGCTGAAGTCGAACGTGACCTTCGCCCGGACGTGCTTCGGCATGAAGCCCGTCGCCTTGTAGTGTGCGTAGCTGCGGGCAAGCAGGAACGCGCGGAACTGTTCCGAGATCGTCTCGACCGACTCCTGGCTGTACCCGATCTCCGGGCCTTCGCCAGCCTGCTGACGGTCGATCTGAAGTGCGATCTCGTCGGGGAAGTCGGGCTGCATCGCGGACTCGTAGAAGTCCTGCGTGGACTGCTTGCGGTTCGGCTCGTAGCTCACAGCTTCGTCACCGCCTTCCCCTTCTTCATCAGGCGGTTCCACACCTTCGTCTCTGGTGAGTAGCGGTGCTTGTGACGACCACGGGTGCGTTGCCCCTTGGCCTTCAGTCGTGTCTTGCGTGGCATTTCGTTCCTTTCTGTCGGGTGGTAGGGGAGCGGCGTTAGCCGCTCCCCCTGCTACTACTAGGCGTGGTCGGTCTCGTAACCGTCCTCTGCATCGAGGGCGACTGCGAGCATCTGGAGTGCACCGTCAACGACGGCGACCAGCTTGGCCTCGACGTAGCGAGCGGCCTGGGGGTTCTTCTCCTTCAGCCTGTCGAGGTCATGCTTCCATGCCCGATGCACCTTGACCTGCACATCATCGAACAGCACGTTCGAGATGATGCGAGCGTCGGTGGTGCGCTGACCGACGCTCCAGGTCGCACTACGAGTGCGACCCTCGCGCTTCAGGACGTACAGCGTGCGGGGGTTGACCGCGCGCTGCGCCCCGAGGTACGACTGGATCAGGTCACTGGCCGTCTCGACCGTGACTCCCATCCCTGCGGCGATGTCGTACACCGAGAAGGTCTCGGTGTCGTGATCGACCAGGAACTCCTCCAGCCGTTCCCAACGAGCCAGATCCTTCATCCGATCTCGCTCCCTTCCATCCCGGCCATCGCCCGAGCCACTTCGACTTCGGTGAGGATGTCCTTCAGGACAGCCTCGATCTGCTCGACCTGCTGAGGGGTGATGGAGGAGTCGGCGTTCAACTCCCGCATCTCCTCAACAACCTGCTCCAAGTGGCCGATGATGCCGAGGGTTGCGAAGCCCGCCGTCATCTTGCTGGCGAGCCTCTGGGTTTCCGCCCGTCCTGCTTCGCGCTCGCGGCGCTGGGCGGGTGTGAGACGGGCCTCTGCCTCGTCGTGATCCTGACGAGCACGCAGGTAACGGTGGCCCGCTGCTGCTCCGATGGCCTGCTGACGTTCAGCAGGTAGCTCGGAGATGATCTGCTCCACCTGTTCCAGTGGAGCCTCCCGCAGGAGCCGACGTGCGCCCTGCTGGATCTCTGCGGTGGTGGCGTGAGAACCGCGATGCCACGAGATGGCGGCAGGCCGCCCGCTAGTGTGCCATGCCACGATGTCCCTCACCCAGGCTCGGCTTTTGCCGAGCCTGTCCGCGATCTTCTGCTGGCCGAGCGTCGTGTCCGCTTCCATCGCGGCAACGATCTCGTCGGCTGCCTTGTGGTACCAGCTATCGCCCTTAGCGAGGTATCCCTCGGCCTTGGCAAGGTGGCGTTCTGCTGCTGTGTTCACGTTCTCCTTCCTGTCGGGTAGTGGACCAGGCGCTTACCCTACACGTCTTACCGTGTAACGTCAAGCGCTTCGTGATCTTGCAGCCCTGGCTGCTGCCAGAGCCTCCTGCTTCGTCTTGGTCTTGACGACCTTGACCTCGGTGTAGCCGAGGTAGCGGGCGTACTCGATGGCCTCCTCCTGAGACTCGAACGGCCCGCCATAGCACTCGACCATCTTCACGCCGCCCTTCTCGGGCGGCGCTCCGACGACGAGCATCTCCACGAGCATCCCGTCCTGGTCGTACATCGGGACGGTATGCGCGAGAGATCCTTGATCGGGCGTCCACACCTTCCAGTGGTGGTGACGCCCGCGAACTTCCGCGTGCATCGAGTATCCTCCTTCGCACAGAGAGTGGCGCGCGGGAAACCGCGCGACTGCCTTTCTGTCGGGGCATTGGGCGGCGAGTTCACTCGCCGCCCTTTGCACGTTCGGCCTGGATCTCGGCGTCGTAACAGACCGAGATGAAGCTGGCCCTGTCCTCGACTTCCCACGGGTCGAACCCGAGGTAGGCCGCTCGTTCGAGTGCGGCCAGGAAGTCGATGCGAGTCTCGGCGTCCCGCCAGCGAACGTGCGGGATCGCCAGGACGACGCAGGCGTTGAACTCGTCCGAGTCGCCGCCTCGGTGTCGCCAGGCCACGGTGCGAGCGGCTGCGTAAGCCCGCCGCATCGTGGTGGCGTAGACCTGCTCCCCGGTGGTCATCCGACCACCGAGACGACGCGCTCCATCGGAACGCGGTGCGGAGCACCGGGATCACGGCCGTTGGACGGCGTGAAGGCGAGGAAGCGAGCGAACTTCATGTCGCCATCGGGCGACTCGAACTCGATCAGCAACCCCTTCGGCTCCGCGTCACAGAAGTAGACCGCGTTGTCGTCGGACGTCAGCGGCCCCTCGTTGATGGTGACGGTGAACATGGCTTGCTCCTTTCTGTCGGATTGTGGGGGTGTGTGGCCCCTCGTAAACGAGGGGGCCACACTTACCCCCAGCCGTCAGGCTGCGACGGCGATCCTGTCCCAGTCGCGCCGGGACAGGTTGGCGATGTTCCAGCCAGCCTCCTCCAACTCCACGCCCCGGTCGAAGGACTCGACCGAGTGTGCAGCGGCGGTGACGGCGTTCAACATCCCCCAGCGGGTGAGGTCGCCCTCACGCACCAGGTTCGTGAGCACGGTCTCCTGCTCCTCCTCGGAGAGGCCGACCGTCTTGGCGAGGCGCTTCGTGGCCTGCGGAGCGGACTCGATCCGAGCACCCTCCGTCGTCCCACGCAGCTTCTCGACCGTCTCCTCGAACGCAGCCTCGTCCATCGAGGCACGCAGCGTGTCCCGAGCGGCCAGCCAGAAGGCGTGGTCGTCGGCCTCCACTGCCTCGTCCGAGAGGATGTCGTCCAACCGCTTGCCGATGTGCCGAGCGTTCAGCACCTTGGCGACGACCATCCCGTTCTTGCAGACCAGGCGCAGCACGAAGGACTCGATGGCGAACGTTGCCGCCCCGACCTCCGAGTTGCGGATCTGCACGCCCCACTGCACGGCGTCCCCGACCTTGACCTCGCGCTCCATGCCCGGAAACACGGCACGGAGGTAGAAGCGCTCGTCGGTGATCGACGCGCTGTGGAACTCAGGCTCGACATCGAGCCTGCCGAACTCCGGGAGGAGACGAGTGGCGATCTCGATGTTGTCGAGCCGCCTGTAGCGGTCGGAGAGCCAGGCTCTCCCGTTGCGAACCTCGTCGTCCACCTTGTACGCACGCAGCATCCTCCGCTTCGGCTCCTGGTAGAGCCAGTGGTGGACGTTCGACCTGAACAGGTCGGGTGCTGCGCTCCTCATGCGGTCGAAGTACCGCTTCGGGATCTGGAGATCGGTCGCCATCTGCCCGAGCATGTGCTCGGACGGCGCGTAGTGCAGAGTGGTGCCGTCAGCCTCGTCCACGCTGAGCGTGACCGGGTTGCCGTCCTCCTCCGACTCCACGACGACCGACATGTGCCTCGTGTCCGCAAGGATGTCCTCCTTGCGCTCGTGCTCCTTCAGGACGCGCTCGATGAGCGAGTCCAGCGTGTCGTGACGCATCACGACTCCTTTCTGTCGGGTAGATCGAGTGCGTCCCTGTCCCACAAGGCAACTACGTTGGCCTTGCGGATGATCGGTGCTGGAATCGCGCCGCTCTCGACGCGACTCCACACGGCGTCACGGGAACGCAGACCGAGTTCGAGCATTAGCTCGAACGTGTCGATCAGACGCCGCTCGGCCTCCGTCCTGAACTTCTCGACGGAGACAGTGGTGGTGGTCAAGCTGACCTCCTTCCTGTCGGTTGCACGCACGACATCCTACCACACGTCAACCGGACGTGCAACAGGTGGTGGTGCGGGAACGCGGTGTGCGCTCCATGAACGACCGGGAAAAACGCGCTGCCGCTCTCCCAGGGCGCGCGCCCTCTCCCGATACCCGGTCGTTCATGCAGCGGAGGGGGCTAAGCCCCCTCGCCGCTGTCCTTCGCCTTCGTCGCCTTCTTGAAGGCGGCGACCTTCTCGGTCAGGAAGTAGTCCGCATGGCGCTTCAGGAACTTCGTGCGGGACTCCTCCTGGAAGGTGGCGTTGGTGGTCAGACCGACGTGCTGAAGCACGTCGTCCATCGTGATCGGCCTGGGGCCGTCGCTGTTACGGAGCGATGCTCCGTACAGCGTCTCGACCAGGGCGATCCTGGCGTAGACCTCGGCCGCGTTGACCTCGGTGATTCTTCCGATCCCCGTGTTCAACGAGTGCCAGATCAGCGCGTTCGTGACCGGGTTGAGGTACTTCTGACCCGGCTCGATGCCGTGGTCGGGGATCCCGGCCTCGCTCGTGATCCAGCAGACGTCCTCGTAGTTGAGGACGTCCTGCGTGTCCCAAGTCAGGGGCATAGCCCCTCCTCTCTGTCGGTATGGTGCTGACTCGCTGCACCAGGAGGGGGAGCGTTAGCTCCCCTACCTGCTACGGGGTCAGCAGTTCGAGCAGGAAGTCGAACGCTGCCTGCTCCTGATCCGTGATCGAGAGCACGGACGAGTTCCTGCGAAGGAACTCGCGGAAGATGTCCTTGGCTTTCGCCAAGTCCATCGGCTCCTCGATGCACTCGACGCTGGAGATCGAGTAGTCAGCGATCTCCCACTCGATGTCGTCGCCCTCGTAGTAGGCGTTGGCGACGGCGCGATCCGCCATCTCCCGCGCCTCGTCCTCCGAGTCGGCCTCGACGGTGAAGTCCACGACTCCCCCGCCGACCGAGACGTACTCCTCGTCCCACTGGGACGAGTCCTCGAAGTCCTCGATGCCCTCGTCCTCGATGCCCGAGACGTAGCCGCTCTGCGGCCCGATGGACGTCGAGAGCGAGATTGTCGCTTCGATCCTGTACTTGCCAGGCATAGCCTGACTCCTTTCTGTCGGTGGTGGTGCAAGACGCACCAGCAGGGGCCGCAGAGCGGCCCTAGCTGCTACGCACGGTCGAGCTTCAGCCTGACCGTGGTGCCTTCCTGCTCCGGGTCGAGACCCAGGAAGCTGACCATCTCCTTGCGGAGATAGATGGAGATGCAGGTGTCTCCGATCTGCGGCTCCAGTTCGGTGAACCGAACTGCGCCAGGTGTCACCCTGTCGGCAACGACAGTGGCGATGATCTCAGGCATTCTGATCCTCCTCTCTCGATTTATGCCCTTCATAGACCGAAGGGCTAAATCGAGGAGGAGGTCAGTCCTCCCAGTCGGCAGGCCAGTCGTCGTCCTCTCGGTCGTAGACCGCCTGCTTGATCTCCTCGTCCGACATGTCGGCCATCGGGGAGTCGAAGTCGGTCTCCGCGTAGCGGATCAGATCCGCTTCCTCGTTCCAGTGTTCGTAGCCGTTCGGCATAGCCGAACCTCCTTTCGTCAGTGGTGGTGGTGCGTGCTGGTCGGCGCTCCAGGCGGTGTCTGCCTTAGCCGTCAATGCGCCTGTTACCGCAGACGCGACCAGCCGGGGTCGGCTACTGCCGACCCCGTGCCTTGGCGTACTTCGTCTCAGCGAGCAGTAGCTCGCTGTTGGCAGTGTCGAGAACACGCTGCGCGTGCTCGGAGTGGCCCTGCTCGGAGAGCAGGTAGCCCCGGTCGTACTCTCGACGGTAACGCCGTCGAGCCGTGTCCAGGTTGGCCTGGATGCCGTCCTGGACGATCACTCCGTTGATACGGAGTGGCGACGTGTCGGGCTTCTCCGTTGTCGCCATGATGCTCCTCTCTGTCGGTTCAGGGTTTCCCCCTTCAAACCCCGAAGGGGGAAAACCCTGGGTGAGCCTTGTGGCCCTCCATCGAGCACCCCGTTAGGGGTGCTCTGTGCAGGGTCAGTCGTCCTGCTCCTCGCCAGCGGCGAGGATCGCGGCGTTGACGATGGCGGGGTCATCGGAGATGTCCCCGTCCCAGAGCGCCTCAGCCTCGCACTCGGCCGAGCAGACCACCCAGGTCAGCTTCGAGTCGAGCGGGTCATCCACGTAGGAAGCGTCGCTGTAGCGAACGCTCTGGCCGCAGACGTCACACTCTGTCGAGTGTGCATCGTCGTCGGCTCCCGTGTCGTCCCATTTCGGGAAGCCCGAAATGGTCGGCAGGTGCCTCGTCGGAGGGACGCTGCAAGCAGCGTCCTTCTCCGTCGAGTACGTGAACGCCGTGGTCTCCTTCCAAGCCGTAGACGGCTTGTAGGAGATGTACTTCGGCACGTAGACCTCGAACTTCGTTCGAGTCTGCTTGCCGTTGGCGTCGAAGTGGATCATCTCTCCAGGGGAGAGAGACTCGATCTTCCGCTTCTTCGGCAGTCGGCCTACATGCTTCTTGTAGGCCGAGCGTACCGTCGCCTCGGTCGATCCCCACAGGACGATCTTGTTCGTCACCAGGACGAACAAGGGAGACGAGTGCCCCTTGGCGAGCACAAGCTCGGCGGGGTTGGTCTCGTCCACAGCGGCGATAGCCGCTGATCCCTGGATCTCCTCCATGACGATCTCGGCGTCCGTCAGCTTCCCCAGGGAAGCTAGACGGGCCGGGATCGCCTCCGAATCGACCTGGCCGAACGGCGTCCTCTCAGCGAGCTTGAAAAGCTCGCTGTCGTTGGAGACGTGGCCGTTATGCACCACGTAGAACGGGCCGCGCTTGATCGGGTGGTTGTTCTCGATGAACGCAGGGAGACCCTGCGTTGCATACCGAGTGTGGGCCACGACCGTCCACGTCCCTTTCGGGACGGGACGCCGGTACTTCGTGAAGTCCGGGACATCGCAGGCCGCACGGTGCCACTCGGTCACGCCGCTCTCTCCGAGAGCGACGAAGCCCGTCGCATCGCCGCCGCGATGCTGGATCTCATCCAGCATCGTGTCCAGCATCGAGTCGAGATCGACCTCCATTCGGAGGTCTCGCAGGTAGATGCCAGCGATTCCGCACATGTGTTGCTCCTCTCTGTCGGTTCTGTCCCTCCGGGACAGGGAGCAGGTAGCTCCGGGAAGCCAGCCCGTTAGGGCTGGCATCCGCAGTTACCTCCTTCCTGGTCTCCCGAGACCGGGAGACCTCCGCACCGCCTCGCGGACGACGAGGATCTCGTCGTCCGTCATCGGGGCATTCGCCTCGATCCAGCGCTGAACTGCCATCCGACCCTCCAGGTCGGATGTGCCGTACTCGTTGACTGGCAGCGAGCCGACCGTGTGGCCGAAGGCCGCAGCGGTCAGCGAGTGAGCCAGGATCAGCCAGGCGTGGAGCGTCTCGGGCTTCGTAGAAGCGTTGAACAGCCTCCACTCGACCGTCGCAGCGTCGAATGCTCCGCATTCGCACGCTCCCCACTCACCGAACCTCGCTGCTCCACAGGAGCAGTTCGAGGCACAGCCGATGAGCCGCTGGAAGTTGAGACCGAAGTATCGGTCTCTCGCCATCAGCCCGTTGACCCTGAAGCCCGTCGCCTTCTGTCCCGAAGGGATCTTCGGGACAGGCTTGCAGTAGCCACCAGATCCCGGTCGGGATCTGTGAGCGTCCCAGCCAGCCGCAGCGACCGAGTACAGGAAATCCTCTGCGTAGCAGAAGATTTCGTGCAGAGCGGCCATCTCGACCGGGCCGATCCCGGTTCCATCCTCGGCCAAAGCCGAGATGTGGATGTGGGTTCCAGCCGACTTGTTGACGCGAACTACGTTCGCCTCCCGAGCCAACTGACGCATCCTGCCGAGAGCCAGGGACAAGTCCCTGGACGAAGCAGGCTCCCACAGCCGGTAACGGCTGTAGACGATCTCGGCCGAATCCTCTCCCGAAAGGGAGGCATCCGACTTGACCGTCACACGGCCAGGCCGACCCTGGGACGAGTACGAGGACTGCTCGTTGCCATCGGCAAAGCCGAAGTCGTAGAGCATCTGGAGCGCCTCCGAGCCTCCGTCGTTGATCTCCTGCTCGATAGAGCAGACCCTCGCAGGCCGTCCCTCGATCTCGGGAACCGAGATCAGGTAAGGCTCGGGAAGGTCGGAGAGCGACGGATAGCTGGCCCCTCTGGGGCCACAGCAGCCGTTGGCGTCCTCCTCGTAGTCGTACATGGCTCCGCAGCCGGGGCACGAGTAGCGGCAGCAGTCGTAGGCTTCGTCCTCGTAGCGGTACTCCGTACCGCACGAGCCGCAGTAGTGGCGGCAGCAGTCGTAAGCCTCGTCCTCACTGGGGTGCTCTGCACCACAGTGGTCGCACTCGAAGGTCGGGCAGCAGAGTTCCACATCCAACTCCGTTGGATGCTCCGTGCCGCACTCCGGGCACTCGTACACCGGCTCCTCCTCGGCTTCCTCAGAAGCCGGGGCAAGCCAGTCGATGAGAACTTCGTTCTCAGGCATGAGATTCCTCTCTATCGGGTTCACCACCGAAGGTGGTGTGACTGCACTAGCAGCCACGCAAGCCCTCCTCGGAGGGCTTGTGCAGCGGCTACCGCTGGGCCGATGCCCTGATAAGGGCATGGCCGACCGTGCCGATGTAGCCACGCCGCCTTTGGCGGCTAGCGGCGACCATCGCCTTGACCGACATGTCGGTCTCCTCTCTGTCGGGGTTTACGGGTCACACCCTTCACAGACCGAAGGGATGTGACCCGTCTGGACGTCTCAGGTCGAGGTAGCGGAACGAAGTTCCGCAGGCCGTCGAGATCCGACCCTGTGCCCGGAAGTGCCTGACCAGGCGAGCCGCCAGCCTTCGGCTGGAATCGCTCAGTCCTCCGAACTCGAACGCCACACCCTGAAGGGTGTGGAACAGGTCGGTGGCCTCCTCGTCGGTCAGGGCTAGAACTAGCCCTGAAGTGGCCGGGATCACAGGCTGATCCGACGCACATGGTTGTCGTAGTGACGACAACGGCGCACGTCGGCCTCCGTCATGTGACCCTTGCCCTGGCACCGGAAGCAAGTTCCGGTGAACCCCTTGAACACGCCGTTTTCGACGTATCCCCTGCCGTAGTAGATGCCGTCTCCACGGCATCCATCGCACGGCACCGATCCCGAAGGGATCTGCTCGTCTCCGAGCGGCTGAGCTTCAGGCATCTTCGATGCCTCCTCTCTGTCGTTGAACAGCCATCCCAGCCCTCCTCAGAGGGCTGGAAAAGCGGCTCAGCGGTAGTGCCACCAGACTCCCCCTGCTGCTATCAGCAGCAGGATCGACCAGGCGAGCACTCGCTCAGTCGAAGGCGATGACTGTCTTGCAGTCATCGCAGCCGATCCGAGGATCGAACGCTTCGACGTCCTCGGAGTCCTCTCCGAGGATCGCGTGGCGGTCGCTGGAGCAGTCGCAGCAAAGCTGCGAGCCGTCCTCAGCGAGCCAGAAGGCGACCGGAGGATCCTCCTCCGGGTTGTAGGTCTCCCAGAGGGAGAGAATCTCCCTCTCGGCCCAGCGTCCCTCGATGTCCTTCTTCGTGAGAATCACGAAGGTCTCCTTTCGGTGGGGGGTCGTCTACCGACGACCCCGTAGCTTCCGCCGCTGTCCTCTGGACAGCGAGCGCTTCCACTCCCGCTCGGCTTGCCGAGCGGCTCGACTGCTGACCGTGTTGCTCAGCAACACGTCGTCCGAGATTCCGTGAACCGGATTGCTCCGACCTGTGAAGGTGGCGCGAACCGCCAAGCGGTTCCTGCGAACCTCCGCGTTGTCGGGACGGTGCATCGTTGCTCCTTTCGGTTTGAGGCATCCATCCCAGCCCCCCGTAGGGGGCTGGAAAAGAGGTCTCATGTGCTTGGGTTGGTGCTGTAAGCACCAGGGGCCGCTGTCCTCCTCCAGCCCCGCAGCAAGCTGCGGTGGACGTACAGCGCTCGCACAGCGCTGCACTAGGCAGGCAGGGAGAGCAAGCTCTCCCACGACCAGGGAATGACGTCCCGAGGATCTTCGATCCCTCGGCAGCCGAGTCACCCTCGGCGTCGCCAGCTACCCAGTCCTTCGGGAGCAAAGCTCCCTCACTCGCAGGGCAGGACGACCGACTGGCTCAGCGGCGTCCACCTTCGGTGACCGTGGCACCGCTGCCAGGCCGACCCAATGTAGCCGACCGGCGGCCAACCTGCCGACCGTCGGCCAACAACCCTGTAAGGGTTCGGATTTCGTAAGGATTCGCAGCCCCTAAAGGGGCTGGGCTGTACTCCCTAAAGGGAGTAGAATCGGCTTGTGGACGCCGATCTCCGTGGGGATCAGCACGCAGAACTGCACGCCGATCCGAGCGCAGATCCACACGCACAGGCTCAGCTTGCTGAGCCGGGGAGCGACTCGGCCGACTCGGAGACCGAAGCCCTCCCCGCAGTCCTCGCACAGCCGTTTCACGGCTCACGCGGGACGGCACCAGGGCCAGGAGGCTGCTGGGCGGTCAAGGCCGATGGGCAGCCCTGTAGGG